GCAGCTACAATTAACAGTGACACTACTTACCGTCTACGTTTAGATGTTAAAGGTTCACCTGCGTTGCGTTTTTTAAACCACCAGTTGTACAAGACATTAGACGCTCACAGTGGTTGTGATGCTGTTACAGGTACTACTAACACAGTAGACCAAAACGTGATCTTACTTAAGTGGAAAGATCAAATTAACGAGGCTCCATTGTTAAAAGACTTTGTAGTAGCTAAAGTATGGAACTTAACTACTGCTTCTGTAGCTGTTAATCCAACAGCTGGTTCTGCAACTATTGTTGTAGCTAACGCTGATGCAGCTGCTTTCCAAGTTGGTGAAAAAGTTGTTTTTGCTTCTTTAGCAGGTGGTTCTCAAGTAGTTTCTGTTGGTGCAGCTGATTCAGCTGGTTCTGGTAACGCAAACGTAGTTCTTTCTAAAGCAGCTGTAGCTTCTACAGATGGTAATGCTAAGATCTACTCTCAAGTAGCGACTGGTGCATATTCTCCAATCACTGTAGCTAACGATATTGCTGCTATTGATTCTCACTTAGAGATCACTGCTGCTTACGTTGAAACTAAGTTTGGTGCTTGTACTTTCACTCCAACTGATTTTTATGAATTAGAGCCATTATTTATCTACACATCATTTGTAGATGAGTCTGGTGATCCTTGTGCTGTAAACGGATTTGTATCTGCAGAGATCCAAGCTCCTAAGCAAGCATCTGGTTTAGGTGAGACTGTATTACGTGAGTTAATCTTAGATGGTCGTTACTTACAAAACGCATACCCTGATAGCTCTCGTGTAGATAGCTTACGTATGCGTGAGATCGAAGCTGATCCAGCTTTGGCAACTGTAAACAAGGCAGGTTTGTATGATCAAGTATTGATCTTACACAACGTACCTCGTTTCAACAACCCTTCTAGCACATTTGATAATGATCAGTATTTGATCGTAGTTCACGTACCTGCTGGTACTTCAACTAGCTCAATTACTAACTTCATTGCATCTAGTGCAAGTGCGGCTGGTAACGCAGTATCTTTAGAGACTGTATAAGGATATTAAGAATATCTAAACATCAAGGGAGAGGACAGATGTCCCTCCCTTTTTGTTTTTGGATAATTCCCAAAAATTTGGTATATTATTATTGAGGACCTTCGTCTTTAAATTTATATAAACTATTAAAGTTTACACTAATGGCAAGCAAACATCAGCTAAGTTTAGAGCTGCCTGATACTAATAATATTAAGGTTTTACGTATATTTGATACCAGCATTTATGCTGATGGAGTTGGACAAGACTGTGGTGTTCTAAGTATCACTTCTCCAGGATTTAATCTTCCTGTAAATATTGAGATGTTACCTGGATTTAACACAACACTAACAGCCTGTACTTTAGGATTACAAAAGACAGGATGCAGTGAAGCAGCACAACCACTTCCAGATGGTATTTATGTTATTAACTATTCTATGTCACCAAATAGTATTGTTCAGGTGGAGTATAACCATCTTCGTGTTACACAAACTGTAAATAGATATTACAATCTTTTGTGTGAGTTGGAGATGAGTGCATGTGAACCAGATGCTGATATAAAAGAAAAACTTATAGAATTAAGATTAATAAAAAGTTTCATAGATGCTGCTAAAGCTAAGGTGGAATATTGTCATAGTCCTGAAGCTGGTATGGAACTTTTACTATACGCAAAGAAAAGATTAGATAAAATCACTAATGGTCTTTGTGGAACAAACTGTTAAATCTCACTAAAAACCAAACATAATGAGACAGTGTTCAAATTGCAATTCATCCATAACATGTGGGTGTCAAGATAGGGTAGCTTCAGATGGTAAAAGAGTTTGTGCTAATTGTATCACATCTTATGAAGCTCAAATTAAATTAGAAGCTTTAATAGCTCAAACAAGTACTATACAGAATGAGAACTTATCTACAGAATAGAGAAAAATACAATAAGCAGTTTGCTGACGTAATGCATCGTTTATACAAACAGATGCGTTATGGTGTTGACTCTTGTAAGCCAGAACAAGACAGCCAACTTATCTCTATGAGAAAAGAGTTAGTTGAATGGGAGGCTAATGAAGATGAAGGAGCTTTATCTGAAACTAAAGTTCAACTTAAAACTTGGCTTGGTGTAAAGTATGATGATGTACTATACTCTAAAGGAGGTACAGGATTCTTTATGTCTGAAGATGGCAAAGGTCCATCTGTAGGTTTAGACTATATGGGTACACAACAATCTGGTCAAAACATTATAGAGATTAACTCTGGTGGATGTATTACTAGAATTAACTTAAACCCAGCAATTACTATTAATCAAAATAGTTCTTTTGTATTTACACAACAAACACCTGCTACTATGTGGGATGTTGTTCATGGTATGAATCTAAGTCCTAATGTTAGAACAGAAGATTTAACTGGCACAGATATACAAGGAGTAATAGACTATATTGATAACAATAGACTTAAGATTTACTTTAATCAACCCGTAGCCGGTAGAGCATATTTATCATAATGGCAGTACAGAAAATATACGTAGACTACGACTTTAATAAGAATAGTATTCTTAATGCTAAGTTACAACCTGTAACTACTGCAGAAAGAAATGCTTTAGCGTCTGGGTATAATTCTAATGACTCTGGTATTATTGTCTATGACACTACATTAAAAATGGTGTACTCATGGGATGGTAACCAGTGGGATCAGGTAAGTTTATCTGATACACAACTTGCTCAAATAGCTGAGGCTTTTAATAAAACAGTGGTTGATATCACTGTAACTGCTGATAATGAAAATAGAACTATTATTCTTACATATAGAGATACACTTTCTATACAAGAGACTTATAAGTTTTCTCATATTCATAATCAAACAGTATCATCAAATACTTGGTCTATTACTCATAATCTAAATAAATACCCATCTGTTTCTGTAGTAGATTCTAGTAATGAAGAAGTAATTGGTGAAGTACAACATATTAATTCTAATTCATTAACAGTTAAATTTTCTGCACCATTTAGTGGGAAAGCATTTTTAAACTAATTATAATACAAATACTATGTCTAAAAAGTTTTTAACCAATCTGGACCTCACCCAAAACCAGATTTTAAACGTAGCGGTTCACAACAAAGTTGGTCCACCGTCTAGTCCAGTAGTTGGTCAAATCTATTTTGACACTACACCTTCAGTTTTAAGAATGTTCTTCTGGGATGGCACCGCATGGGTGGATATGTCAGGAGATATCCAAGATGTTCTTGGTGGTGCTGGTCTTACAGCATCTACATCTGCTAATGGAGATGTAATTACATTAGATATTAATGTAGATAGTGCTACCATTGAGATTGATAATGATAGTCTTAGAGTAAAAGATTTAGGTATTACTACTGGTAAGTTAGCTAACTCTGCAGTTACTACTGTAAAGATTAATGCTAATGCTGTAACTTTTGATAAGTTACAACAAGTTGCTAACCTAACTGTTATTGGTAATGTATCAGGAGCTACTGCTAATCCTGCAGAAGTTACTATTATTACTGATTTAGCAACTGCTTCTAGTACAACTCTTGCCACATCTCAATCCATTAAGTCATACATTGATACTAATGTAGGAAACTTAGGTAATTTAGAAGGTGGATGGGATGCTTCTTCAGGATCTTTTCCTGTAGGTTCAGCTCCTGTTGCTGGTACTAAAGCTGGTGATTACTGGTATGTAACTGTTGCTGGTACTGTAGACACTGAGCCATTTAATATTGGTGACGTAATTGTTGCTAAGATTAATGCTGCTTCTACAAGTTCTAAAGTTGACTGGATTAGATTAGAAGTTAATAGAGATCAAGCTACTACAACTGTATTAGGCTTAGTATATCTTGCTACAAATGCAGAAACTCAAACTGGTACAGATTCTAATAAAGCAGTAACTCCTGCTAGTCTATCTTCTCGTACTGCTACAGAAACTCGTACAGGTATTGCAGAAATTGCAACACAATCAGAAACTGACACAGGTACAGATGATGCTAGAATTGTTACTCCTTTAAAGTTAAAAACTTTATTAGATAATAGAACTGGTGGTTACGCTGCAAATATTGGTGGAGCAGGTACTTCATATGCTCTATCACATGGTTTAAACACTATTGATGTAATTGTGATGATTAAAGATAACGCTACGTTAGAAGAAGTCATTACAGACGTAGTAATTACAGATGTTAATACAGTAACTGTAAGTTTTGCAGTAGCTCCTACAGCTAATGCATATCGTGTAATCATCAAGAAATAATAAACTCTGAATGAAATTTCTATCTGACATACTAGCTAAAGCTGGTCTGACAGTAGATGGTGTAGTTACACTTAACAATACTGCTACTGGTCAGACGCCTGATGCTAATGATAACTCTACCAAGTTGGCTACAACCGCTTGGGTTAGAGGGTTTGTTACGCCTTATACTTTACCAATAGCATCTGGTACTACTCTTGGTGGTATCAAGATAGGTAGTGGTCTATCTATAGATGGGACTGGTATTGTATCTGTAGCTGCATCTGGTGTAGGAGCTATTAGAGCTTTGCAGCAGATTACTGCTACAGCAGGTCAAACAGTATTTACAGTGTCAGGTGGTTACACTCCTGGGCTTATTGATGTATTCTTAAATGGTGTATTGCTTACACCAACAGCAATTGATTCAACTAATGGTAATAGTTTTACATTAGCTGATGGTGCAATAAATGGAGATCTTTTAGATGTCTTTGTTTACAATCCAATTTATAATGGATTTATATCTAGCACAGATCAAGTACCAGAAGGATTAATTAATTTATATTACACTGATGCTCGTGCTAGACTATCTATTAGTCTAACTACTAATGGTGTAAGTGGAACAGCAAGTTATGATAGTGGTACTGGTGTTTTAAATATTCCAAACTATCAAGGTCTTGTTCCTGCAGGAGGCGTTTCAGGTCAATTGTTATCTAAAGTAGACGGTTCAGATTATGCTACTCAATGGATAGACGAAGCTCCCGCTGCTTCTTATACAAGTCAACTAAAACATGTAGTAAAGGCTAGTCAAGCTATTAGTAAAGGGCAAGCTGTATATGTATCATCTGGTGATGGTACAAATATGATTGTTTCTAAAGCTTCTAATGTAACAGAAGGAACTTCTTCTAAGACAATGGGTCTTTTAGAATCTACTGTTTCTACTAATGGTTTTACAAATGTAATTACAGAGGGTTTACTTACAGGTTTAAATACAAATGGTGCTAGTGCAGGAGACCCTGTATGGCTAGGAACAGATGGTAATCTTATTTATGGATTAGTTAATAAGCCTTATGCTCCAGCTCATTTAGTTTTTATTGGTATTGTAACTAGAGCAAATGCTAATAATGGTGAGATCTTTGTAAAGGTGCAGAATGGTTTTGAAATGAGAGAACTACATGACTATGTAGAAAATGGCGTTCAAAACAACTTTGTAATATCTTATGAATCTTCTACAAGTCTTTATAAACCTAAATCTATTGCTACATTACTTGGATATACGCCAGCTAATGCAGCTAATTATGTTCCTTATACAGGAGCTACTTCTAGTTTAGATGTAGGAACTAATGATATATCAGGTAGATATTTAAACGCTAATGGAAGTGCAGGTTTAGGTGGTGTTTTACACTTAAGACAAGATGCAACTTATTTAGCAAGAGGTATCGGTTATTCAACTATAGCTTCTTCTGGAACTTTATTTCAGTTTTTTGCATACACTGGAGCTACAACTTATAAAGATTTTGCTTTAAGATATGATGGCTTAACAAATAATACTACAAGAATATACACGCTTCCAGATGCTAGTGGAACGCTTGCTCTTACATCTGATATCCCATCTCTATCAGGTTATGTTCCTACAAACAGAACTTTAACCATTAACGGTACATCTTATGATTTATCTGCTGATAGATCTTGGTCTATTGTAGCAGGATTATCTTCTTTTAATACAAGGACAGGTGATATTACTTTAACTGATACAGATGTAACAGGAGCTTTAGGATACACGCCTGTAACTAATGCACGTACTATTACAATTAATGGTACAAGTTATGATCTTACTGCAGATAGAACGTGGTTAATAGCAGCTGGTCTTACATCATTTAATACACGTACTGGAGACATTACTCTTACATCAGGAGATGTTACAACAGCTCTTGGTTATACTCCTGTAACAAATGCTAGAACATTAACTATTAATGGAACAGCATATGATTTAGCAGCAGATCGTTCATGGACAGTAGGTGTAAATCCTTCTGCTAGAACTATTCAAACTTATACAGCAACAGCTTCTCAAACTACTTTCACTGTAACAGGTGGATATGTAGTAGGTTTAGTAGATGTATTTATTAACGGCGTTAGATTAACATCTTCTGAATTTACAGCAACTGATGGTTCTACAGTAGTTTTAGCTAGTGGTACAGGTTTGGGTAATATTGTAGATGTAATTAAATATACATCTGCATTTACAGCTAGTAGTGCATTAAGACAAGTAAGTTATTTCACAGCTACTGCCGGACAGACTACGTTTACAGTTAACTATACTCCAGGATTAGTTGATATATTCTACAATGGATCTAAGTTAGCTTCTTCTGAATATACAGCTAGTAATGGGACAAGTATAGTGTTATCTAGTGGAGCTGCTGTTAATGATATTATTGAAGTAGTTGCTTATGCATACTCAGTAGGTGCATTTACAGGACAAGCTCAGCTTAATGGTACAGGCTTTGTAAAGGTAAGTGGTACTACAGTAAGTTATGATAATAGTACATATTTAACTACATCTAGTGCAGCTTCTACTTATTTAGCTTTAGGCGGAGGCACGCTTTCCGGAGCTTTAAATGGTACTAGTGCTACATTTAGTAGTAGAGTAACTGGTAACGGAGGGATAAGTTCTAAAGGAGGTTATGCTACTTTTGAATATAATAGTTCTGCAACTGGTCCAGTGTATCCATCTTATAATACTTATTTTGGAGCAATAGGAACTAACTTTTCTAATGGTAACAGTGAGTTAGATATTTGGAATACTGTAGGTGGTGGTTTTGTATTTAGAAGACAGACTGGAGCCTCTGCTCAAACTGCTTTACTTACAATAGCATCAAGTGGTGCGGCTACTTTTTCAAATAGCGTATTAGTTAAGAAAGATGGTTCAAATACAGCAAATGATGCTTTGGCATTAGTAAATGCTGCAGGAGATAGATATTTTAACTGGCAGTTAGATACAAGTGGTAATCTTTCTGGTTGGAGATATAATTCTGGAGTTGGATTTTTTAAATGGCTTGGGGTTGATTATACCAATGGTGCTGCTACTTTTAGTGGTAACATAATATCACAAGGTAACTATATTGATTATCAAAACACTTCATATGTAAGATTTTCAAATAGTGGTGGTGGAACTAGATGGGGTTATATACAACATAATGGTACAGATTTAACATTTAGCAATGATATAAGTGCTGGTAAGTTTACTTTTGATAAACCACTACATATAACTTCTTCTGGAGCTAATGGATTAATATTAAATCCAGATGCAGCAGATACAAATAATAGTGCTAGATTATTCTTGATGAGAACCGGAGGTGAAGGTTGGGTTATTATGAATAATGCTGCTAAACTTAGTATAAGAAACGGATCTGTACCAGTAAATACATCAGGAACAGAAAGATTCTCTATTTCTTCTGGTGGAGATGCTGTAGCTACTGCAACAATAACTGCTACAACAGGATATCTTGGTGGTGGAATGTATATAACATCTCAAGGTCAAGCTAATAACACACCATCGGCTGCATCTGTTAATATAGGTGTTTATGGAGGAGTATATGCTTTTATTGATTTAGCTACTCAAAACATATATGGAAGCTGGATTGATTTTAGTAAGGGGGATGGTACTGACTATGCAGGTAGAATAAGATATTGGAATCAAGATGAAAGATTTGTTTTTTATACAGCTGGTGGTGGTGAAAAAGTAGTTATTACTAGTACCGGAAATTTACTTCCAGGTGTAGATGCATCAATGAATTTAGGTTCAACTACAGCTAGATGGGCCAATGTTTATACAACTGACTTACACTTATCTAATAAAGGTAAACAAAATGATGTTGATGGTACATGGGGAGACTGGACATTGCAAGAAGGTGAACAAGATATATACATGCTTAATAATAGAAGCGGTGAAAAGTTTAAAATAAAATTAGAAAAAGTATAACATGCCAATAAGAACATCTTCATTACTATCATCGTCAGGTTTACCTTTAGGGTTTATGCATATACCTATACCAATTGTACAACATAGTGCAACTAATATAGGTACAATAACTATAAATCCAAGATGGAATGATTCTACTGCTCAGACAAAACTGTTTGATTCTTCTGTAGATTATGCACCAGGTGCTGCTGCTGGAGGTAATGCATATGTTGACATAAGCTTGCCAATGTTTCCACATCACGATAGTTGGATGAATAAAGTTCATGACTCTAATTATGGAAGAAGAACAGGTACTGGTACAGCAATTAGTGATGTTGGTAGAGTTTCATTGTGGGCTCAGTTAGGTGTTGGGGATAGTCCCCATCCTGGTGAAGATTATGCTTATACTCATGTTGCAATGTTAATGAATCAAGCAGGTGCATATCACTCATATATAACTACAGGTTCCCCTACACCAAACTATGCAGAGCCAAGAACACTTGGAGGTGGAGGAAATAGTTTAGGAAGTTTTGCAAATTTTAAAGTAAGTGGACAATACTATGGTGGTGGTACTTATGGTGGATGGTATTGTTTGGCTAATTACTCACCTGGTTTATTTGGATCTTCAGATACACTAAGAGTTATAAATTTAGGTGGGAATACAGATGCACGTAGTAGACTAAGAATTGTAGATATGGTTTATATCATACATGGTAAACTAGGTACATCAGGAGTTTAAAACATATATTTATGAAAATTATAGAATACGGAAACTGTATTTGGGATGGACCAAAAGAAAATAAGGGGATTTTTTGTAAAGAAGATTTAATTAAACTTAAACAAGTATATGACTTTACACAAGATCCTCCAGTATTAGTTTATACAAAAACAGATGAAGAGCTTTATATTATATGGGAACAGTCTGAAATTAATAACTTTGCACAAGAACATATCTATAAATACTACCCGTCTTGGAAACAGTCTAATGTATTAAGAGAAGGAAATGAGCAAGAGTTATTAAAGATGAGTAACTTTATAAATGCAGTTAGAGCTTGGTCTAATCAAGAGTCTCCAGATCCTTGGGATGGTAGTCTTGATATTGTAGTACCGTAAATAAAACATTAAGATTAATATAGCAAATGGGAAAAAATACACAGATAGCTGAATTAATAAATTACATTTCCGTTAACGGAAGTGGTGACATTGTCATGACCGGTAATCTTATTATGCCAGGTGGTGCACAAGCAGCTACTCAATCATATGTAAATACTGCTATATCTAATCTAGTTAATGCAGCACCTACTGCTTTAGATACTCTTAAAGAGTTAGCTACAGCTCTTAATAATGATGCTTCATTTGCTACTACAGTTACAAACAGTATAGCTTCTAAGTTAGCTTTATCTGGTGGTACTCTTACTGGTCAATTAAGTGGCACTAATGCTAGATTCTTTGGATCACAAGCTTATTATGCAGAAGTTAGTGCAGATTCTGCTGGTGGTTTTATACAAGCATATAATGCTTCTACATTAAAGTATCAACCATATTTAATATATGGAGGTAGTAATACAACTGGATTTTCTTTAATCACAGTAAATAATTCAGGGACTTCTTTTAGTGGAAGTGTAGCTATTGGTACATCATCTGCACCAGGTTTTCCACTTGACTTAGTAACGTCTACTGTTGGAACATTTAATACAATTGCTCAATTTCAAAATACAGATTATACTGCTAACAATAGAGCATTTATTAGAGTTAGGCAATGGGCAAGTGCCGGTGGTTCATACAGTTCATATTTTGGTACAGGTCAAGATGGTAATCTTTATGTAATAGCTAATAACTCTGCAAGAGGTGGAGATTTAATTATTAATGCTGGTAATGGTTACTTAGGTTTAGGAACTAATAACCCAGTTTCTAAATTAGACATTAATGGTGGAAATATACGTCTTGGAGAATATTTAAACAGTGCATCTTCTTTAATTGGTAAACAAAGATCAGCTACTGGGGTGTTTTATTCTTCTATAGAATTCTATTCAACTACTTCAGAAGATGTTATTATATTTAATACTCACCTATCTGGAGTATCAGCAGGAGAAAGAGTTCGTATTACTGGTTCAGGTAACATGGGTGTTGGTGATGTAAGCCCAAGTCAAAAGTTAACTGTTGCTGGATCAATAAAAATGAATCAAGATGCTGCTTTAAGAGCAGGGTCTTCAGATAACTGGATTATTGGTCAAGATTCTGGTACTAACATTATACATCTTGGCTCTGCTTCAGTTGCTAATGATATAAGATTTGACTCCTCAAATCAAGCAGGTAATGTTATAATTAAATCAAATGGTAGACTTGGTATAAATACTATAGATCCGGCAACAACATTTGATGTTAATGGAGCTATGGGTTTACGTGGAGGTAATTATTTTTACTTTGGTCATACAACTTCAAATATTGGTGGATGGACAACAAGAATGTACGCAAATGGTGCTACACATGTGTTTAATGCAAATGGTTTTGCTTTTACTAATGAAGGATATGGTTCAACTACATGGTTAGGAATTAATAGTTCTGGTACTGCTACTTTTTCTGGAGCAGTGAACGTAAATAATTCTATAACCACAACTCATTCTTTATTCTCTACAAGAAATATACTTGCTGGAGATCCTACACCTTTGCATTTAAACTACTCATCATCTGATGGTGTAGGACCTGCTATAAGACTTGGTTCTGGAGCAAATGGATTTTGGGATATACAACCAAGTAGTAATAATACAAGATTATCTTTTGAGTGGACTGATAGTACCAATACTTTAAATTTATATTCAAATGGTAGTGTATCAATAGGTTCAGCAATATCTAACGTCTCAAATAAGTTAGCAGTTAGTGGTGCAATTAGAGCTAATAGATCAGTATTTGCTTGGTATCAAGGCGGTACAAATAACTGGGATAATTATAATTACTTACACTTAAAAACAAATTTGTATGCTGGTGGTGCAGGTAATACTCAATATACTATGTCTTTATTTTATGGAAGATATTATTCATATACTGGAAGTATAAGAGAAGGGCATCAAGGTTGGCATAATTGGAGTGGATCACTTTATAGTATAGCAACAACAGGTACATTCTGGGGTTCTCCTTATGTATCATCAGATGGGTATGTTGTTTTAGTTGTTAATATTGCTTCTGGTAACTATTTAGGAATAACTATTGACTGGCATCAAGCATATGAATATCCATTTAGAGATAATTATGTAACAAATGTTATTCAGTCAAATAGTGCAAGTGGTGTTTATTAAAAAATAATATTATGACAATTAACATTAATGATATTAAGTTTCCATATGTAGCAGAAGGTGATCGTGTATTACACGAAGATGGTAAATGGTACGTATATACAAACGGAACTTGGATAGTAGAAAATAATTAATTATGGCACAAACTCGTGATACAGGATTTTTAAGAAACCTCATCAGCTATGATGCTAGTGGTAATATAGTATTACCAGCTAATCTTACTGTGACCGGTAGTTTATTAACTAGTGGAGGAGCAACCTATGCTACACAGTCCTATGTTACAACACAGATGAGTAATTTAGTTAACGCAGCTCCTGGAGCACTAGATACTCTAAACGAGCTTGCCGCTGCATTGGGTAATGATGCTAACTTCTCTACTACTGTAACTAATAGTATTGCAACTAAACTAGCTCTTAGTGGAGGCACACTTACGGGAGCTTTAAGCGGTACAAGTGCTACGTTTAGTGCTAACACTTCAGGAGGTTTCGCTGGATTAACTTTAGCAAATGCGGGAACTGGAGCAGCTCAAATTTATCTGAATAATTCGGCTCAATCTTGGATTGTTAATTTAAGAACGGATAATCATTTTAGTGTTTTTAATGCTACTAGTTCAACTACTCCTTTTTTAATTAATACCACAGGCGCAGCCACGTTTTCGAGTAGTGTTACGGCAGGAGCATTTACTCCTAGTTATAGCACATCATACTTTGGAACAGATGGAACTATTTCAAATTATAGTGCTGCAAATTATATGTATGTAAATGGTACGGGCGGACTTAGATTAAAAGCTGAGGGTGTTGGTTATCAGAAAATAGTATTGGAGGGTGGAACATCAAATGATGTTTGGTTTACGACTGCCAATACCGAACGTATGCGGATTACTAGCGCTGGCAACGTAGGCATCGGAACGACGGCGCCTGCTTATAATTTATCAGTAGCTAGTTATTTAGGCGTTGGTGCTCAAGGTGGAGGTGATATAGTATTAATAGGTGGAGGTTCTGGAGTAGGAGCTTTTATTCAATTAAGATATGCAACTGGAACTACAAACGTACATTTAGCTGGTAATGGTAACTCTTACTTAAATGCTTATTATGGTAATACTGGCATTGGTACTACAAATCCAGCATCTACATTATCTGTTCAAGGAGAGATAGCTAAATATTGTACAACATCTGGTGTTGATGGAAACTTTCAAAATTTAATAAAGTATGGGTATAATTCTGATTTACAAAGTGGTAACTCTAATGCAAATAGATGGTTAGGAATAGATGCAACTGTAACAGCTGGAGCAGCAGTTATTAATACATTAAGAATCAGGGCTTATGGTGGAGGAAGTGGAAACGCAGTTCCTGTAAATGTTGCTGATTTTAGAGGAGATCAGTCATCTGTATTTTATGGATATATAAAACATACTACAAGAGTATTTAGTGGTAACTCATATGTAGGTAATCTTTCTCCTAATCTTAATACTGCGTATAGTAGAAACTATTTACTTGTTTGTGATCTAAATAATATAGCTGGATTTTCTCTTAGTGGTCATATGAATGCAGCATCTTATGCGTGTTGGAATATGTCTTCTTTTTGGATTATGAAAAACTACTCATCAACAAATGGATCTGCTGGTATTACAGGTATGTATAAAGGTGGAGGTTGTGATATGAATATTGTAGATTTAAACTATGCTGGTGGAAGATATATTGCAATAGGTTATACAAGTAATCCTGAAGTAAATGGAATGTGGATTGGTTATAGAGTAAATCATTTACTAAATGCGGATGGTAGTGCAATTGTAGTACCAGATAGTAGTGTATCTATAAATTCAACATATGCTACATATTAAAAAATAGAATAATAATAACTACATATAATGAACAAACAAAGGAAGACCTCCCATATACTTAATGTATTTCAGTATGATGCTGATGGACACGTTGTGTTACCAGCAAGTCTTACTTTGAGTATAGCTCCGGGAACAGGGGATAATAATTCTAAAGTACCTACTACAGCATGGGTGCGTACATATGTATCTGGCCTGTCTTATGCTACTTCTGCTTCTGTAACGTCAGCTATAGCAGCTCTGGTAGATGCAGCTCCGAGTACGTTAGATACCCTTAATGAACTGGCAGCAGCCCTGGGAGATGATCCTAACTTTGCTACTACTATTGCTACCTCTATAGGAGGAAAGCTTGCTTTAACAGGGGGTACACTAACAGGAGATCTGACTTTATCTGGCATTAACCCGCGTCTTTACTTTACAGATACAGACAACAACCCGGATTACTTTATCAGTAACACGGATGGTACCTTTACTGTATATGACGTTACTAACTCAGTAGGAAGATTTAAGATCTATACAACAGGTCATGCTGAGTTTAGTAATAACCTAACAGCAGCATCTTTTATAAAGAGTGGTGGTACGGCAGCTCAGTTCCTTAAAGCGGATGGATCTGTTGATGCATCTACTTATCTGACAGGAATTACATCTAGTCAGGTAACAACCGCTTTGGGGTATACACCTTATAACATCTCTAACCCTGCTGGATACATAACAGGTATAACAAGTGCTAATGTAACTACAGCTCTTGGGTATACTCCTTACAATGCTACTAATCCTTCCGGATATACTACTAACACAGGTACAGTTACAACTGTATTTGGTGCAGGTTCATATGGTGGATTAACTCTTACTGGTACAGTAACTACAACCGGTAGTCTTACATTAGGTGGTACCCCTACTGGTAACTGGCCAATTAATGTAACTGGTTCATCAGCATCTGTTGATAGAACAATATCTGGTAGTAATGAAGCAAACCTTGTATATGCAGCTATAGCCGATAATGACTTTTTTAGAATAAGAGTTGGTGGTTCTTCTAATGCAGGATGGGTAGAGATAGCTACAGCTGATGATGGTACAGAGCCTATTTACGTTCGCCAATACACAGGTGTATTTAGTTCTCTTACAAGAACTCTTACATTATTAGATGGATCAGGTAATACAAGTTTTCCAGGTACAGTATCAGCTCCTACATTTAGTGGAGCATTAAGTGGTAATGCCTCAACTGCTAGTTCTATATCAGGATATAATAATCCAACTACAGCAGCTACTGCTAATACAATAGTATATAGAGATAGTGCTGGAGATATATATGGTCGTTATTTATTTGGAAGTTACCAAAATAGTAGTGATGATGTAAGTGCAGGAAATATAACTTACATAATGGCTAAGTTTGGTGATAACTATCATCGATCTGCAACAGCTTCTAAAGTACAAGCATTTTTAGGTCTTAATTCTGCTGCTTATCAAAACACAGGAGCATTTTTATCAAGTAGTGGTAGTGTAACAATTAATGGTGATTTAACTGTAGGAGTAGGTGGATCAAGTAATATATACATGAACGACAGTGATGAGGGACAACGTCAGATACATTGTAACTCTAACCGTATTGGTTTCTTAACACAAGCAGGGGCATGGGGGGCATATTGTGATGATGGTGGTAACTGGTTTGCTAATAATTTAAGTGGTACTAATACAGGTGATCAAACTAATATATCAGGTAATGCTGGAACAGTTGGTGGTTATTCAGTTTCTACATCAGGTTCTGCAAATACTATTCCTACAAGAAATGCAAATGGTTATTTAAGTCCAGAAAACTGGATACAACTTAATGGTCATTATGGATTATATTCTGGTACAAACGGTGCTCATTTTTATCCTAATAATAGCAGTTATGGGTCTTGGAAGTCAATAGGAGAGAGAAATGGTTGGAGAGGTATTCATTTTGGTGAAGGTACTGGTATGACTCTAATGATGAACGAAACAGAGTTTGGTTTTCATAGAGAAGCTCATGGTTGGTATGCAAGATTTACATCTGGACGTTTTTATGGAGCATGTGACAACATATATAATTTAGATTATGCTTTAGGTAATGCACATAACTGGACAGGAACTAATCAGTTTTTAAGAAACAATGGAGGACAATCTGTAAATAATTCTAATACAGCAGCTTTACAAGCATACTCTACAGGTAATAACTCAGCATTTATGTCATTCCATAAAGGAGGACATTATGCTATTAACATGGGTTTAGATGATGACAACGTATTTAGAATAGGTGGGTGGTCTGCTTCTGGTAATAGATTCCAAATGGACATGTCTGGTAATCTTACTATGGCTGGAGATGTTACAGCTTACTCAGATGCTCGTGTAAAAGAAAACATAGTTACTGTAGATGATGCATTAAATAAAGTTTTAGCTTTGCGTGGTGTGTATTATAATAGAATAGATTCTGATGATAAAAAAACAAAGATTGGTGTAATTGCTCAAGAAACTTTACAAGTAGTTCCAGAAGTTGTTAATCAAGATAATGATGGAATGTTTAATGTTTCTTATGGTAACTTAGCTGGATTATTTATTGAGGCATTTAAAGAACAACAGAAACAGATTGAAGAACTTAAATCTATAATCAATGGCCTTACAAGGTAGTGGAGCTATAAGCTTAAGTCAAATTAGAAATGAGATGGTAGCTGCTGGAAATAGTAGTTACAGTCTTCGTTCTCTAAGTTCAACTGCTGGCAAAGGTACACCTGACTCTATGAGTGAGTTCTATGGTTACGCTAGTGCTACTGATGTATATATAGAAGTATATGAACCAGGTGGTGAATTCTGGGAAGGATGTTATGATCCAGGTTATTATGCAGGTGGATGGTATGGTGACCATTGGGCTTATATGTACAATTACTCAACTGGTTGGGCTGATACTTTAACATTTGGTGGTAGTTATGGATTTACAGTTAAATCAGGTCAACAGATATTAGTAACATCTAATTTCCAGCATATTAGCTCTGATACAGGTTGTGGTATGGCATATCAATGTTATGTATCTAGAAGTGGTGTTGGAGATGTAGCAACTTCGTTTCCGTTTACTGTTGGAAGTAATGGTGAAGCAAGCTATGTATTTACTCCTCCTATAAATAGTCCTTCAATCTATTTAACATCGTGGATAAGAAGAGTCGCATAAAACTTAAAATATAAATAAAATGGCATTAAAAATTACAAGTCAGATTGGTACAAACCGTGGTTTAACGTCTGAGGCATATATTAGAATTGGTAGTTATGATATACTAAAATCAGGAGAACTTCAGTTATGGCTTCAGATTTATCAAAATGAAACTGATGCTAATCAACCCGTAGGAGAAACTCCTTTGTATAAAGAATCTGTTAGTCTTGAGATTGGTAGTATTGTTAAAGTTCCTTTATTAAAACAACTTACTAGATCAGTAACTAAAGTTGAGTTAATAGATGAAGTTCAAACAATTATTGTTCCTAAACTTGAAAATGGTGTTCAAGTAGGGACTGAAGAAAAAGAGATTACTAAAAAAGTACCTCAAGAGGTTACTGTAGAAGAACCATATAGTATTCCTGATATGTCAATTATTGAAGGTCAAGACATTTTTGCTTTTGGATATACTAAGTTAAGAGAACATTTAGTGATGTTATTTGGAGAAGAAAATATTGTAGATTGCTAATAGTAAAATAATATAAATTTTGATTAGTACTGACTCATACGGCAACACATATTTCCCAGCAGGAGTATCTGCAGGTAACTATCCTATTACTGTTAATACACCTACACATGTATTAGTAGCAGGAGCAGGTGGTATTATATCTAAAGTAGCTACTAGTCAGTTGATTAGTAATACAGATGTAACTTCTGTGTTTGGTAGACAAGGTGCTATTACAGCTTTACCCGGTGATTATGATACTGATATGGTAAAGGAGCAAACAAACCTTTACTTTAGCAACGCTAGAGCTAGGGCTGCTTTATCAGTAACTACTGTAGGAAGTACTGGGCCTGCTACATATAATGCACTTACTGGTGTAATTAATATTCCTCAATATCAAAATGAATTTAATGGTGTTAGTAGTTTTAATACTCGCACTGGAGCAGTAACGCTTACAGCACTTGATGTAACTACTGCTCTTACTTATACACCTATAGCTGTAGAGACAGATCCTATATGGGCAGCACAAAAAGTATTGTATTATACTAAAGTACAAGCTGATGGTCTATTTTCATTAATAGGTCATACTCATTCAATAGCTAATATTACTGGTTTACAAACTGCATTAGATGGTAAAGAACCAAGTATTGCATCAGGTACGACTAGTCAGTATTGGCGTGGAGACAAAACTTGGCAGAACTTACCTGTTTACTCTTTACCTACAGCTAGTACAACTGTATTAGGTGGTATTAAAGTAGGATCTAATTTGTCTATAGATGGTAACGGAGTTCTTTCTGCTGGTAATAGTTATACATTACCAATTGCTTCTGCCACAGTATTGGGAGGAATAAAAGTAGGAACTAATCTTAGTATAGATGTTAATGGTGTTTTATCATCTACAGATACAAATACTTGGAATGCTAACTCAGTAAATGTTGCTGGGTATGTGGCAGCTCCTGGTGCTGTGACAAATAAAGTTTGGAAGACAGATGCATCTGGTAATCCGGCATGGAGAGATGATGCTGATACTATAGTAACAAGTTTAGCATGGACTAGTATAACGGGTAGACCTACTGCATTATCTGACTTTACAAATAACTTAGGAAACTATGGTGGTTGGGTAGTTAGAACTGGTGATACAATGACAGGTACACTTACTGTTAACACATCAGCTAGTACCAACGATGTTGCTTTATTTTATTCTGTAGAACCACACGTTGACATTACTGCTGCTGGTGCTAGCAATACTGCTGCTCTTAGATTATTTCCTACAGATGGATATAATGCTCTTATTGGTCAGTTTAGAAGTAGCGGTAGATTAGTTTTAGTTGCATCTAATACTGAAGCTGTTTTTGTAGATAAGTCTGCAATAACAATTGGTACAGGTTCATCACTTAATTCTGAACTTATATTATATTCTTCTAACTATGGAAATGGTTATGCAACAAAGTTACAAGGAAGAAACAGTGATGGTAAGTTATGGTTTCAATATAGAGAAAACTCAACTACATGGACTGATGTATTAAGCATAGGAAGCGTTGGTTTAACTGCAACAGCTTATTATGAATTTTCAGATATTAGATTTAAAAATGTATTAGAAACTAATCCATCTGTTTTTATAGAAGGAATAGATGTAATTAAGTTTACAAGAAAAGGTGATAAACAAATTAGATACGGTTATTCAGCACAACAGATTAAAAAGATTTTACCTGATGCTGTAGAGGGTACTGATAAGCTAGTGGTAAACTATGTAGATGTACACACTCTTAAAATAGCTGCTTTAGAAAAACGTATTGCAGAACTAGAAGCTAAATTAAAAGTATAGTACAATGGGCATATTAGCTACAATGACAGGAATAAAAGCTTTAGGACTACAACGAAAGACTTCAATAATACCTGCAAACAGTAATAAGTTAGTTACTAAAGGAGAATTGAATACTTACTTTTATGTAGATAATGAACAAGCAGGAATAAGTTCTTATCCGGATAATAGAATCATTACATATGAAAATATAAGAGACGGTATATTTTCTAAACCTAGTATTCCATATTATCAGTATGATGTAACAAGAAGTGGTATTCCTGGTGCAGAAGGAGCTTTTTTTGAGTATACAGGAACAGACGGAAGTGTTTATACTATCATGGAAGATTCTTATGGTTATGTAGGAAGGTTTTGTATGTTAGAAAATTCATATAGAAATAATCAATATAATGTTTACTCTATATCTGAGGTTGGAGATTGTTACCCAAGTCCAATTGGATCATTTCCTCAACCATATTTATCTGGTGGATATTTATATTTTAGCAATTTAGGTATTTATCAAGTTGAAGATATCAAAGTACATCAGATAGTTGATGTTAAAAGACTTCAAGATGACACAAGAGATGCTCTTATTATAGGGGAAGCTGGTGCTGGTGCAGGTACTGGTATTGCCTTAATAGTTACAGCAGATGATGAAGAACAGGTTAATGCTGGTATTTGGGCTGTAGTAATAACTTTTTTAGTAATTGCAGGAACATGGATTTTTGGATCAGGTAAAAAAGCTACTTCTCAATTAAGATATGCAGGTCAAGGTGTTTATACTAATGGATCTTTTTCAATGGCTGGTATTAAACTTCCATCAGGTTCAAATCAGTTTTATATATCTTACAAAGTAAATAGCGGTTATGGTTATTATGTTGCAATATTTGGATATGGAACAAATGAGTTAAGACCACCTTTAGTGACATATTAATAATGAATATTATGTCAGTTAGTCATTAACATTTGTGGATAACTTATTTGGCACTACAATTGTATATCTTTGTATATTCGTAACAGATTAATCTAAAAATTTAAAAAACAATGGAAAAAATTTCTTTAAAATTGTTTGAGTTCTACAATCTAGATGCTGAGCTCAACGGTTTAACAAACCAACAAACTGGTGAGAAAGTTGCTTCTGGACTTATTCAGGAGAAATTATCTTTAGTTACTAAGTACTGGTTAACAGAACTTGGTAAGAAAGTAGCTGCAGAAAAAGCTTCTGTAGAAGAATTAAAGAACGACCTTATCAAGAAGTATGGTAAGGAAGATGAAAAGGGTGGCATCTCTATCCCAATGGTTATTGAAGAGTTAGACTCTGAAGGACAACCAGTTAAGGATATTGACAAAGATGGTAACTGGTTTACTAAAAAGGTAATCAATCCAGCTTATCAAGATTTTGAAAGAGAGTTTAATGAACTTCTTCAAACAGAGAAAGAGCTTGAGTATAAGGCATTTACATTAGATGACTTTGAAAAAGTAGAGACTTCTGAAAATTATGGTACTTTCTTTAAGCTTATTAAGATTGAAGAAACTAAGGTTGTTCCTTTAAACTAATTCCTATCCTTGTGTGTATATAAAAGGCCACCCTATCTGGGGTGGTTTTTTTGTTATTTCCACAAAAATAATGTATATTATATTGTAGACTACTTAAAATCTAAACATAACAAGTATGGCACTTAAAATTACTTCTCAGATTGGAACCGATAAGGGGATTACGTCTGAGGCATATGTACGTATAGCTGATTATCAGATCTCTAAATATGGGTCTGCTAACTTCAGAATTGAACTTTTTCAAAGTCAAGAGGATGTAACTCCTTCAGGATCATATCCAGGAATGGGTAGTGGTGTAGCTCGTAATCAACAAATTGGTGAGAGTTTGTATGTAGCTATGACTAAAGAAGTTACAGAAACAATCACTGTAAAACGCATGATTCCTGTAGAAGTAGAGTTTACTGAAGAAGTAACTAGTGCTCCAGATGCTGAAGGTAATTCTGAAACTACTACTGTTACTAGAACTCGTATAGATATGCAAGAGCAAGATGTACAAGAAACAATCACTAAGACTGTTCCTGATTTATCTTCTGCAGAAGGTATAGATGTATTTGAGTTTGGTTATACTCATTTGAAAACAAAACTAGAAGGTCTGTTTGGTGCAGACAACGTGGTTAATTGTTAATAACTCACTGATATTCAATACATTATGCTACCTACGAAATCTAATACTGCTGATAAGGGTTGTTCTCCGGTGTCCTCAAATTGTGTAATTTGGCAAGGACCGGATCTATCTTGCATTAACCTCTGCAACGGTGATGCTGTTTCTGATGTAGTATATAAACTGGCTACCCAGTTATGTACGATACAGACATCTTTAGACTTATCTACTTTAGACTTATCTTGTCTAGTTTCATTTTGTGCATCTACAAATCCTGCACCTACTACTAAGACTCTGTCAGCGGTATTAGATTTTATAATTGATAAGGTGTGTTGTTTAAATACAACAATTGCTAACTTACCAAATGGAGGTAACACTTATACGGAACCTAACTTAGCATTGCCTACTTGTTTGCAATATAATGATCCAGCAACTGGTCAGACTATTACACAACTTGTTCATAATCAATATACACTTAGACTTGGTAATCAATTCTGTACTCTTAAAGCTACAGTAGATGGTCATACAACTACTTTAGCTACTTATAATACAAGGATTACTGCATTAGAGAATGCACCTAGTATAACTCTACCTACAGTAACACCTAATTGTATTCTTCCTTCAACACCTACCGCTATGAATTTAGTGTTAGATGAGTTAGAGGCCCAGTATTGTAACTTAAGAAGTGTTCTTGGAACTAATGCAGGTTTAACTGCAGCTGTTGGTCAACAGTGTCAAGGCTTAGCTTCTCAAAATGCTCTTAGTCAACCAGGCTTTGTTAGTGGTTTAAATGGATGGGTTCCTACTTCAGGAGATGCTTTATCTGGTACAGTAGCAGGAGCTATTAAAAACTTATGGGTAGTGTTATGTGATATGAGATCTGCCATCTATGATCTTAAAAATACAGCTGGTACAACTGATTGTTCTGCATTCCTTCTTGGATTTAGTGCAGCAGCTAACGAAGCTCGTACACAAGTTACATTATTCTTCTCTGGTACTACTGTAGTTCCAGCAGGTTTTGCAAACTGTAATGCTCAAGGATCTAAAGTAACAATTAAAGATACATCTGGTCATACATATATTGGATATGTAGATTTAGTAGCTGCCCAAACTGATACAGATGGTGTTACATTTACAGTAACAGGAGCATCTTTAAGTGCTAGTCAGAACTATACTGTTACAGTAGAAGGTTGCGTAAGCAAGAGCGGTAATACATGTTCTAAAGTGGCTACATTTGATGTACCTCTTCCATGTCCTATCATCACATCTGTAAGTGCAACATTAGAATAATATGAACGCAACGTTATCTTGGTCCATTGGTGCAGGTGCTACAACACAGAATGTTCAGTATAAACTGAATAGTTCTAGCACATGGATAACGTTTAGTACAGTTGGTGGTAGTGCAACTACAGAAACTGTAACAGGACTTGATAGTAATTTAATATACAACTTTAGAATTGTTACTTATTGCTCAGGTGGAACTCCTGCTCCTAGTACGATCCTTAACAAGATATATATTATTTGCCCAACTGTTACAACTACTCCTACTGATACAACTATTGCGTATAGTTTTGCTGAAGTGGGTGGTGATGTAGATGCTTATATAGTTAAGTTATTTAACTCAGCTGGTAATACTGAAATAGCATCATCTACCCCAATAGGAACAACAACTCGTACTGGAACTTTTACAGGATTAACTGCAAGTACTAGTTATAAAATAAGAGTAGTTCCATCAGCTGGAGCTTTAACTAAAACAGATTGTTTGTTTGATAGTGTTAGCACAACCGCTCCTCCAGTATGTAGTATTCCTACAAATGTAGTAGCAACATTAGAACCTGAAACTTAATTAATACATTTTAAATACTTAAAGATATGTCATGCGGTTGTAACGATACGGCTTTACCTTTAGCAAACTGCAACGATGGTTGTGCAGATTGCCCACCATCAAATGCTATCAATCTTCCACCTTGTGTAGGAGGAGAGCCTTGTGATGAGATATTGTTTACAGATTGTGTAAAGTTTAGTGGACCAAATCTTCCAGCTTTAGGTATTAATAACGGTGACCGTTTACTTACCGTATTAACTAAACTACATAAAGTAGTTAATAGTGTAATTGATACAGCTGTTCCATTAGCTAGTTATACAGCTACTTCTACTACAACTACTCCTATGGTAGTAAGTTATTTAGGACTTGGTCCTGTATATACTTCTACAGCAGGAGCTACAAGTAGTAATGCTACAATTACTGTTGGTTCAACAACTGGTTTAGCTGTAGGTATGACATTAGAAGTAACAGCAGGTGTTGGTGCATTTGCAGCTAACAGCACTGTTCTTTCTGTACCTACAACAACAACATTTGTAGCATCAGCAGTACCAACCACTGCATTATCTGGTGGAGCTACTGTAATAAAAGCTACAGGAACTACTCATCAAATCTTTAATATTTCAGTAGTACAAAATGCTCCACAAACATTTAAAGCGTTTGTTGGATCACCTATTAAAGTATCTGGAACAGGAACTATTGTATAAACCAACTAAATTATGCCTGCTGAATTACCTTGTTCATCAACTAAAACGTTAGTTATCAATTATACATCTGCAAGTAATATATTACCAGCAGGTGGATATACTATTCAATGGAGAGTTGTAGGAAGTTCTACTTGGAATACTGTAGCTAATAAAACTACTAATCCTATTAGTATTCCAAATGTACCAACTTGTTATAGTATTGAAGGAAAGATATTAGCTGATTGCGGAACTGGTGAGTTAAATCAATTAGAAACATTTGGTGTAACTGGAATTAGTACAAGTTGTGCAACATATACGCTTCTAGATGATGGTGACTATACATATACACCATGTGATAGTTTTCAACCAGTATCTGTTTTTAATAATTCAGATGTACCACAATCTGTTTGTGCAATTGAAGGAACAATAAGTGGTGGTCAATTTAGTTATTTAGGTAAATGCTTATAGTAATAATTAATGGCTAACGAACTAACTATATCATTTACTGAAGCTTCTCCAGCTCCATCTGGCGGATATCTAGTTAGATATTGGGCAACTAATACTCCAGGTACTATTTTAACAACAACTGTTACAAGTAGTCCTGCTGTCATTAGTGGATTAAGTGCAACATCATATACTGGTACAATAGAATCACTTTGTAGTTTTGGTAATTCTACTAGAGTTTCTTTTACAGATCAAGTATGTGAGTTAGCATTAGTTTTAAACACAACTAATCCTACAAACCAAGGTGGTACGAACGGTACTGCTACAGTAACATCGGTTACTGGCGGATCTGGAACATACACATATAGCTGGAATACTAGTCCTGTACAGACAACACAAACAGCTACAGGCTTAAGTGCAGGAGTAAGTTATACTGTAACAGTTACTGATACTGTAACTACTTGTACAAAAACTGAAAGTATTGAAGTGGGTCAAACATCATTTACATTTGATGCAGACTATATGGTGGTAACATATCAGTTTACTGATGGAAGGGATTTAGATACAAGAACAAGAATAGTATCTATAGAAGGCACTACTTATTCTGATCAAGATGAAGCTGGAACATATATTGGTTACGGCCAATATACAAGAACTCCGCAAACTGCTAGTTATATAGAAAGTGGTAATGTTTGTAATGTAGCTATTAAGCCATTAGCTATTTGGGGATCTGATAATCTTAACCAAGGTTATGAGTCTACAATGATTGATTTTACTTTGATTCCAACTGGACAAAATGAGATAGTAATTGATTGTAGAGCATTTTGGTGGGGAGAGATTGGTACGCAAGCAGTTAATATAGGATTTACTCTTTACAAAGGTGGATGCATGGTTAAGCAAGGTGCAGCAGGAAGTCCAGCTTATAGCTTTACTAACCCAACTGCAGTTGGAACATTTGCAGGATCATCTTCTAGTAAAGTGATTACAGCCTATAAAGATGGTGGAGGTCTAGCTGTAGGTTCTTCAGACTTAGAAATTCCAAGTGTATCTGCTAATTTATCTAGAGGTCAAAGAATAGCAGTAATTAGTTATAATAGAAGTACTAATGTTGGAACCATTGATATTAATGATATAACCACACCAGCTGTATAATGAAACATTTAACTAATATAATTGTCAGTAATTTAGGTGTAGACTACACTAAAGAAAACTTTATTGTTCAGAATGGTCATGATTTTATTATATATAAGAAGTTTGAAGAAGACTTTTTTATTGTAATGAAAGATAATAATGAACTAAGTGAAGTGCTAATATCTAATGAAGACGTAACAAACTGGATTAATAATCATGTCTAATACATTAACCATAACGTTTGCAGAAACATCTCCTGATCCTCAAGGAGGTTATAGAGTTACATACTGGCCTACAAGTACTCCAGCTAGTGCTATTGTGATTACACCTAATCCAACTAGTTCTCCTGTAGTAATTACAGGACTTAATGGTACTTCATACAGTGGCACTGTTGAGGCTGCATGTGGTGGAGGAAACTATTCTACACCTGCTAGTTTTACAGGAACTGCCGGCTCTAGTGGAGCTGCTACTTTATCAGTTGGAACTTCATGTAGTAGTGGTTATGGTAATTATAATCTTACAGGAACAGTTGGAAATATTGTTAGAGTAAAGCTTGCAATCTCTGGTTTACTTACACCTACTAATACAGCTTGGTTAAGTGCTACTATGGGATCAACAAGTCCTAACTTTTCTGTTACTGGAACAAGTGGATGTTTTCAACCTGGTTCTAGTGCAGGTGTAACATTAGATCTTTACAAGAATATTACTATTCCAGTTGGTGGAGTAGTAAATATTAATACGTCAATCTTTACAAATAATTCAACATCTAGTATGATCTCAGCATCGCTAACTATTATGACAGTTAATGGAGGTGCAAATACTTCAACAGGTACAACTGCACTTAGTGGTGTATGTGCAGGAAACTCTAGTACTGGAGGATCTTGTCCTGGAGCATCATATACAGGTGATTAAGATATAAAAAAGTCAGTGGTTTTGTTGGTTTCCACCTGACAAACAAAGCCCTTGCTATTTCTATAGTAGGGGCTAATTTTTAAAATGTTGATATTTTGTGTATAAAAAGTGTTATAATTAAATAACATCAACTAACTTTATACACCATATACCCAATCTAAACAACTATGACGTTAATCAATCAGGTGTATGGTTCTCTCAGATGGAAGAAAACTGATGAGTTCTGTGCTTCAAAATTAGGTATTTCATTACAAAAATACCAAGAGATCAAGAAACAAATTTTACAAACAAAAGATCTACTACAGAGTGAACTAGATATTAGTCTTGTAGATTTAGTTGGTAAAAGAATGCTAGAACTGATAGATGATGAAAGCATCAAGAATCAGTACATTACAGACCTTGAAAACCATTTGGTGGATACTATTAACCAAACTAAAGAAAAGGTCGTAGAATGGAAGGAAAACCTTGAAGAAGGGGTGGCAGAAATAAAAGGTATAGCCTTTGCTGAACCTAAGAGTCCAGAAGAGATAATTAGGATATTAAAAATAGATACAGATAAGTGGAAACTTAGTTCCTACTGGAACAAACAACATAAAGACTATTGGCTAATCTCAGCCATGGTTACTCAGAAAGTCTTGGAACCCAAAGACTTATTACAAGAAACTTTACAGAATTTTAATCCGTCATATAAACCCGTTGCAGAGGTATTTGTCAATGACAAATTTGATAACCCAACTGTGGGGATCTTGTCTATTCAAGATCTCCACTTTGGTAAGGAGGGTAATCTATCTGTAGTAGATGATTTTAAAGAAAGCATTAAGAGTCTTGTATTAAGATCTTATTACTCTCATAAAGTAGAAAAGATCATATATGTGATAGGAGGGGATCTTCTTAACATGGATACCTTTGGTGGACTAACTACCAAGGGAACACCAGTAGACTCTGACCTTAGAGCTCAAGATGCCTATGATGAGGCTTTTGATGCTATGTTCTGGTCAATTAACTTTATTAAACAATTTTGTAAAGAATTAGAAGTGGTCTACTTACCTGGTAACCATGATCGTTTATCTTCTTACCACTTGGTACACGCCTTGTCTAAATGCTTTACTCAAGAGATTTCTATTACGTTTGATGCTACTTATGCAGAAAGAAAAGTTCTTACCTGGGGTGATAACTTCTTTGCGTTTGAACATGGTGATGTAACTAAGAAGATGACAGCTTTAGTATATGCTACAGAGTTTCCACATCAGTGGGGTCAGACTACATTCCGTACATGTTATACGGGACACTTCCATACAAAGAAGATAACTGAGTTTGTTACAGATAATGAGGTACATGGTTTTACTATTAAGCATCTTCCTTCTTTATCTAAATCAGATTATTGGCATTACCACAACAAGTTTACAGGATCTAAGCGTCAAGCAGTTATGGAGATCCATGACTTAACTAAAGGTAAAGTATCTGAATTTACCCATAATGTTTAAACTATAAAAGTTTAAATAGGAAACTTCATGGATTTTTCGTAAATTATTAATGTAGATCATTGTGGCAAAAGCATGTAAAAAACCGGATCTTAACGCTCCAAGATATAGACCAAAGAAACTAAACCTTACTAATATAGACTTTTACAAAAAGTTTATTGCTAGTAATCCAAAGTACGCTTCTATGGATATAGCTACTTTTAAAAGTATTATTAATGCGTTTAATGGTGAGATTTGGCAGAAGGTTATAGATGAACGAGATGGTGTAGAGTTACCAGAGCAACTAGGTTATATTTTTATTGGGACATGTCCACGTAAAAAAAGTAATGTAGACTTTAGTAAAAGCAAGAAATACGGTACAGTTATTCAGCATCAAAACTGGGAATCTGACCAATATGCAGCTAAGATATTCTACACAAACTTTGAGACCAAGTATAGATTCAAGCATAATGAGATGTGGAGTTTTACTGGTATTAGAGATTTTAAAAGGATGGTTGGTCAAACGTATCCTCAAGAGTGGAAGAAATATGTAATGGTAGATAATCTTGTAAGGGTTAGTAGACTTTTTAGAAAGGAAAAGTATAAAGATTTTAAAAAACAAGAAACTCAGTATATCATTAAAAACAATGAATATGATGAGTTTAATTTAGATTAAGGCTATGGCTAAAACTACTATAGGAGATGTAATCTCTAGAATGCGTACACAGATAAAGGCTGTTAGACAAGATGCTTTCTTGACTGACAGAGCTATCTATGCATTTATTCTAAAGCATTCTAAATGGTTAATGAAGCGTGAAGATGGTAAGAATAAACTTCTTGCTTATTCCGGTGTAGTTCAAACTATGGATTTTGTAGAACTTATAGAAGTAGATAAAGTAGAGGCGTGTTGCACAGGATTAACTTCTGACTGTACTATTAAACGTACAAAGGACAAGATGCCAATCTTTATGCAAGGATATAATGGTCCACTTATTCGTTCTACTACATCTATTGATGGTTCAGAAGAACTTCAATCAACCAACCCTAGTACATTCTTATCTTTATCTAAATCTAAAAACTTTAAGTACAATAAGTCTAAATACTATTGGTACTTAAATGACTACTTATACTTTCCTAATATTGAATGGGATGCTGTACGTATAGAAGGTATCTTTGAAGAAGACATTTCTGTATTTACATGTGCTGCTGATAGCTGTATTCAAAAGACAGATCAACCATTCAATGTACCAGATTATTTATTTGGTGAGATTGAAACTAACGTATTTAAAGATCTAATGGGAATGATGCAGATTCCATCAGATACTTCTCAAGATAAACAGAATGTACTTCGATGAAAACTGAATTATCATATAGAACATTTGACCAACTTCTTGATGAGGTTGCTACAGACTTTGTTACCTACAGCAATGAAGGTATGATAGAGCCTGCTCAGCTTATCAAGGTGGCACAAAGAGTTAACTATGACTTAGGTCTTAGAATCCACGGAACTAAAGAAAAAGTACTAGACATAGAAAAAAAGAAGACTAAGCTTCCTAGTGATTTTTATGTACTAAACTATGCACATCTTTGTGGACGCTACACTGTAACTCAATCTGTAATGTCAGGTCGTGAAACAGAAAACGTTATTTTAAAGAATGATCTTTGTAGAAAGTGTGGACAACCTGATCCTCAATGTAGTTGTGAAAAGACATATACTGTAGAGTGCAAAACTGGAGAGAACATTCATGTACAAGTTGTAGAAAAGCGTAAGTATGAAACACGTACTTATGATACCTTTGAACGTATGCATATTGCTACTTCTACAGGAAAGATAGATGCTCTTAATGATAATGCAAGTGGCCGCACTGGATATATAAAAAATGGATTTATATACACAAATGTAGATGAAGGTCAATTGTTTATTTCTTACCAAGGTGCTCTTGAAGATGACGGTGGAAACTTATTAGTGCTAGATCATCCTGTGATTAATGAGTACTATGAGTATGCAATGAAACAACGCATTCTTGAAAACTTATATATTAATGGTGAGGAAGTTACACAAAAGATGCAGCTTATTGAACAACGTTTAAAAGCAGCTCGTAATAATGCATTAAGTATTGTTAACACTCCAGACTTTGCAGAGATGTATAAGGTATGGCAAATGAACCGTAAAGCTCAGTATAACCGATATTATGATATGTTTAAAAGCACTAATGGCTTTTAATATATGAAATTAAGTACTACCATAAAAATACCAACGTATAGTTGTAAGCTCATAGTGGTAGTGGTGGAAAGTGTATCTGTAGCAGCAGAGAAACTTTACAAGAAGTACAAGATTAAAGATGATTTTGGAGGAGAGGCTGAAGGAGCTTTAGTAATACCAGATATAGATAATTACTATCTTTTACTAGGTGATCAGTTCTTAACTCATAATACAATTGCCCATGAACTTTATCATGCTGTAGTTAGAATAACAGAAGATAGAGATATAACAGATGAAGAGGCACAAGCTTGGCTGGTTGGTCATCTTACTGGAGAAATATATAAATTTTTGGACAAGAAGAAGTTAGTAATTAAACATGGCTGAAAATACACAGAACCCTACATCTACCACTAACCTTTTTAATAAGGGTATGGTTAAGGATTACAATGAAACCTTCGTTGGTGAGGGATTGTGGACACATGCCCGTAATGCTGTAAACAACTCACATGATGGTCAGATAGGTGTTATAGGTAATGAACCATCTAACTTACATTGTGTAACTCTTCCTTATACAATGATTGGTTGCATACATCTAACAGATGATATGTGGGCCATCTTTACCACTGATGACGTAAACTCTGAGATTGGTATCTTTGATGAGAGCCAATGCTCTTATACAAAAAAGGTTAATTCTCCTTGTTTAAACTTTAAGCGTTCTAATCTTATTACAGGAACTAGTCGTAGACGTTATGACTGTGAGCGTCCTGTGTATTGGTCTGATGGATTAAATCCAGACAGATTCATGGACTTAGAAAATCCTCCTTTTAAATATACAGAATCTATTAGTAACGGATGTGTAACTAAACTCTATACTACAGAACTTAACTGTGAAGAGATTCGTTTAACATCTCTTATTACACATCCTTGTATTATTCTAGAGAAAGGTAAAGCTAGTGGTACTCTTCCTAATGGATCATACCAAATAGCTATTGCTTATACTATTAATAAAGTTAAGGTATCTGACTACCTTGGTTTATCAGAAGTACAATCATTGTTTAGCCATCAAAATCTTAGTTCTTCTTTAGAAGTAAAGATTACTACAATAGATAAAGATTTTGAAGAGTTTGAGTTAGTTATACTAGCTCAGATTAATGGTCAGACTATTGCACGTAGAGTTGGCTACTACTCTACTAATCAAGGAACTATTTATTTAGATGCTCTAAGTAACGACTTTGAGACTATACCTATTTCTCAGATTGTTGTTAGAACAGAACCTATTGAAAAATCTGATGCTATTTACACGGTAAATAATTACATGTTACGTGTAGGTACATACAGTAAGACTAAGTTTAACTATCAACCGCAAGCTAATAGCATTCAAGCTAGATGGGTTGCCGTTGAGTATCCTGCTAACTATTATGTAAAAGGTGGTAATAACACTGGTTACATGAGAGATGAACAATATGCATTCTTTATTAGATGGGTATATAACACAGGAGAACGTTCTGAGTCATATCATATTCCTGGTAGAGTGGCTATGTCTACTGATACAGCTTTAGCTAATGGTACAGATGCATATGAAAATCAAGAAGGCATTCAGTTAGAGAAGTGGCAAGCAAGTAATACAGCTACTGTAGAGACAACTACTCCTTCTGTATTAGCAGATGGTGGACGTGTTGTAGCTAAAGGTAAAATGGGTTATTGGGAATCTACAGAATTATATCCTTCTAATAGAGTGGATATATGGGGCAACCTTTGTGGTCAACCAATTAGACATCATAAGTTTCCTGATGTTACAATTACTGGTGGTGATGTAGTTAATCACTTTACTAATGATGGTAATAACATTGTTATCCTAGGTGTAGAGTTTCATAATATTACTAAACCAGTTGATGTTAACGGAAATGTTATTACGTCAATTGTTGGGTACGAGGTATTACGTGGATCAAGAGAAGGACATAAGACTGTTATAAGTAAAGGATTGATTAATAACATGAGAGAATACTCTGTTCCTAATCAGACTAACATTACTGGTTTATATCAGAACTATCCATTTAACGATTTAAGAGAAGATAGTTATTTAACTTCTCAAGAGCAATTAGGTGATAATGGTGGTCCTGATGCTAGTTCAAGTAAGTTAAATGGATACAAGAAAGATGTTCTATCATTCCATGGACCTGATGTAACTTTTAGCACACCTTATTTAAGTAGTAGTGAAGTAAAATTATATCAAGAGATTTATGGTGAATCTAATGGTAGATTTGAAACTCCATATAAACATCCTAAGTTTAAACTTCCAACAAACTTTACAGATTTATTAACTAATGTTTTAGCAGCAGTTGCTACTATAGCAAAACTTGTTGGTGCATTAGCTGGTGCAGATACTAAAGTAGAATTTCAAGGAACAGATGATATTCCATTAACACAAAGTTTACTTGCTCCTCATAGAGCAGAAGCTATCTCAGGAGCAATCTTTGGTTTAGCTAATGGATGGATTGGTACAACTGGTATTGTTGGAGGTAATGAAGCAGCATCTGTTAAACGTACATTTGCTAATAGTGCAATTACTGTAGCTAATGCTGTTGTGTTAGGTGCTATGGCTACTATACAAATAGATGTTACTTCTGAACAATTCATGAAGTTAATCTTAGCTATTATTCCTTATAAACAATATGCTGCACAATATGTAGCTCATGGTTACTATAATAAGTCTAGAACAACATTAGAAGGAAATAGAAGAAGAAAGATTGTTGAGTCTAGTTATGTAAACTCTGACATTCAGTCGTTTACTGCTAACTCACAAAACTACATGGTTAATAACTTTAACCGTGGAAAGTTTGTAATAATTAAGACAAACGCTGATGTAAATAATCCAACTACTGTAGATAACAGTAGATTCTTGATTAGTGAAAAAGATGGTTCATTATATTCTACTTACCAAAGTACTGTATCTGGACATTATGGGGCGTTAAAGATATCTCTTCCGTCACAGTATGGTCAGTTAGATAGTTTAAAACAAATACCTATTTCTTTCTGTATAGAAGATGTAACTACATCTAATACTACTAAGATAACATCTAATGTTTATTTTGGTGGTGATGTGTACATTAACAGATTTACAGAAAAGAATAGCATGTTGTTTTTTAACACATGGTTATATGGTGAGCCTAATGGTGCAGAGTTAGATTATACTATGTACTTTAGCATGCCTTATCCTAGATTCTGGATTAATAACACTAATCTATCTGGAGGATTATTTAAACTAGCAAGTCAGTTTAGAGTGTTAGATCATAGAAAGTCTAGTACATTCCATATCAGTAGAGGATACTTTTATTTATTTAACTCTGGTGTACGTGACTTCTTTGTAGAATCTGAAGTAAATGTAGCCTATAGAGATTGGGAAGATCGTCCAGAAAAACGTCACTATGATAATAACGGACTAACTGATTTAAGTACTTTATTTAGATCAGATGTAATTAAAGAACCTAACTACTATAAATATGATTACTCATTAAGTGTATCTAAGTTATTTAACTCACAGATCACTTGGGGTAATGTGCTTGATAGAGACTTTGATCCTAAGAAAGCACAGACTTGTTACAGCTATTATCCTAATAGAGTTATTTATTCTCTTCCACAACAAGATGAAAGTAAGAAAGATAACTGGAGAGTTTATCTAGCTAACAACTATAAAACATTTGGTAGCCGTGTTACATCAATTAAGTCTGTTAATAAAACAGGTGCTTTATTTATGATGGCTTATCAGAGTCCTATGCAGTTTATGGGTGTAGAGGAACTTAAGTTAGATGGCACTGGTGCTAAGATTACTATTGGAGATGGTGCATTGTTTAGCGGTCCACAACAACTTCAAGCATTAGTAAATGCTGATGAATCATTTGAGTATGCATCATGTCAAAGTAAGTATGCTACATTAGGATGTACGCATGGTGTATTCTGGGTAAGTCAGAACCAAGGAAAGATATTCCAGTATGCTGGACAGCTTAAAGAAATATCTAGAGAAGGAATGAAATGGTGGTTTGCTAAATACCTACCTTCTGAATTACTTACTAAGTATCCTAATTATCCATTGTACGATAACCCTGTAAAAGGTGTAGGGGTACAGATGACGTATGACAATACTAATGAGATAATCTATATCACTAAGAAAGACTATAAGCCTTTATTTAATGATATGGGTCACGATGCTGATGGTAAGTTTTATAGAACTATTAATGGTCTTAAGACATACTATGACTTTAATAATCCATTAGCATTTGAGAATGCATCATGGACTATTAGTTATGATCCAAAGAATCAAACATGGTTATCATTTCATGACTGGAATCCAACGTTTGTGATTCCAGGAAAGGCTCATTTCATGAGTGTGGATACCAACTCTATATGGAAGCATAATGTACGTTGTGATTCTTATGCAAATTTCTATGGTAAAGACTATCCATTTGAAGTGGAGTTTATCTCAGCTACAGGCCAGCAGGTTAACTCAGTAAGAAACATTGAATACTTACTAGAAGTATATAAGACGCATAATAACTGTGCAGATAAATTCCATGTACTAGATCAAAACTTTGATCAAGCTATTATTTCTAACTCTGAGCAAGTGTCTGGTTTACTTGAGTTAAACGTAAAGCCTAAAAACAATCCTGTTGCAGCTTTATCTTATCCTCAGATTCAACCTAACTCTATAAAGATATTATTCTCTAAAGAAGAAAATAAATATAGATTCAATCAGTTCTGGGATATAACAAAGGATCGTGGTGAGTTTAATACTCTTACTAACCAGTCTATGTTTATCACAAAAGCTAATGGTTACCAGTATGAGATTAATCCTCAGTATGTTGATTACGGTAAAGCAGCTTTAGAGCGTAAGAAGTTTAGACATCACGTAAATAAAGTATGGTTAAGAAAATCAAAGAGTGGTGATCTAAAAATGTTGTTTAAGATATCTAATCAAAAGTTAACAGTATCACATAGATAATGAACAAGCTATTACAATATATGATTGGTGCAGGTAATGTATCAGATAAGTTTCTTCCACAGCTTACTAAAGCTCAGAAAGGATTTACTGCATTACCTACTTTCCAAAAAGCTGGACAGGTTCAAACAAAAAAACCTATTGTAGATCCTAGAGTGTTTCCTCAAGAGACACTTGCTAATAGACAAAAGGTTTATAAAACTGTAAGACCAACAGATTATACTGATCTAAAAAATTATATCAGATACGTATTTAATAATGAGAGAGATGAGTATGATGATGCTCGTAGTGAGGAAGCTTTTAAGATGTATTTAGGTTTACAACCTAAACCAGAATACTTTAGACCTTCTAAGTATAAACCTACAATAAACGCTGATCCTAATGGTTTTTATTATAGTGCAGATCAACAGTTAGAGCAAGATATATTTGATAGCTTTAAAGATAAAGTAAAGCCAGGTCAAATCATGCCTACTGATGAATATTTTGTAAATAGTTATTTTCCTGGTAACCCAAATGCATTTTGGGAAGGAGATAAACAGATGGTTAAGTTTGGACCTAATGATGAAAATCCATTTGTGGGTAGACCAATGGTTAGTCGTGCAAGAGCTTTAGGTAAGTTTGTGGTTAGTAGAGGTTCTGATAATCAAGGTGATTATTTATCTTATGCTGATCAGTATGATTTTCCTAAAAAGCTTCAAGATAAAATGCAAGGACAACCATATAAAATCTATGGTAGAGTTTACTATCCAAAAGATAAAAAAGCTTATGGTGGCTTTTTTAAACAAGGAGGTGGACAAACTGTAACTAATCCTTTCTGGGAAGGCTCGTATGATTTTAAACCAATTAACCAAGGTACAGTTGATGAGATAAAATCTGAAATGGCTGGGTATATTCAGTCACCTTTGTATGCACAAAGACAGGCTATGCATCCAGAAAGATATATAGGTAATAATCTTAGTTACTATGAAGACCCTAAATCATTCCAAAATTCTACAGCTTCTGCTAAAAGATCATATAGATTAATGGATCTTTATGATCAACCTACTCAGATTAAAAACATTGGAAAGTTTAAGGATTACTATGATCCTAAGAAAAGAAAGACTGTGTTAAACAGTTCTAATTTAGAAAGTGTTGTAGCTCATGAGCTTGGTCACTCTTTATTCAAAGGTGAAACTTTAAGTACAGTTTTAGATTCAGACTATGATAATAGTAAATATTGGGATGACTTAGCAGCTGGTAATAAAACTAAATTTGGTACTTCTTTAAATAAAGCAGAAGTTGATAAGTTTAAAAGTTTTGCTTATCCTATAGCTAATGAAGACGAGCACTATGATAATAGAGGGTATGGAGATTTTGCTAATGAGTCTTATGCTGACTTAACAGGTATTAGACATTTGTTATATAAGAATGGAATTACTAAGAAGTTTGGTGATAATATTAACAGAACTATTTATGAAAAAGCTTTAAAGAATAAGCAGATTCAGAATGACCCTGTATTTAAAAGAATGCAGCAGAAGTATAGCCCTGGTAAAATCATTCTTCTAAATAACACTATTGCACAAAATACTGATACTAAATCAGATCCAAACATGGCTGAATATGGTGGACCTATCTTAGATTCTCGTGGTCAATGGGCTCATCCTGGTAAAGTAACTCGTATACCTGGATCTAATATCACTATGCAAGGTGTTAACTATCCTGTATATGGTGTAGGCTCTAATGGTCAACAACAGATGATGCAGCCAGGGCAAGAATATAACTTTGGTGGTGCATCTTATGTAGATGAGTATCCTATAATGCAGAATGGTGGTTTACTAAGCAGATCTGTTACTTGTTCTAATTGCGGATGGTCATGGAAAGCTATAGATGGAGGTCATGATCCTATGACATGTCATAAGTGTGGAGGTGCTGTTAAGATGCAGGGTGGGGGAACGGCTTATGTTGATTCTGTACTAAATGCTAACAAGAATCTTAATTGGGTGCAAAGACTATATCCAAAGAATACACCTTCTATGCAGATACCTGGAGTAAAAGGGCCTAGTACACATTATATGCAAAGCGGTGATGGTCGTGTATATCCAACAGTAGTACAAACGCCTAATGGTTCTTTAAAGTATTTAGGTAAAGATGCATTTGATTATGCAGACTCTACTAAGACTTATATACAGTTTCCTTCTGATGCTGCAGCAACTTGGTTTGGTGAAAATTATAAAAAAGGAACTGGCGTGTTACCAAAGAATGCATCAGGCGGTCAACATGGTGGATTAGATAGATGGTTTGCAGAAAAGTGGGTAGATGTTAAAAGTGGTAAAGCATGTGGTAGACAAGAAGGAGAAAGTCGTAAAGGTTATCCAGCATGTCGTCCTTCTAAAAGAGTAAACTCTCAGACACCTAAGACATCATCTGAAATGAGTCCAGCAGAAAAAGCTAAATTTAAAGCTAGTAAAACTAGCAGTGAACGTATATCATATAATCATAAAAGAAATAAATAGTATTTAAAATGGCAAACAAACCTAATAATCCTGCCTTATGGTCTAGAGCTAAGTCTATGGCCAAATCTAAATTTGATGTATATCCTAGTGCCTATGCTAATGGATGGGCTGCTAAGTATTATAAAAGTAAAGGTGGTACTTGGCGTAAAGCTGAATACGGTATGGAAGTAATGGGTGATGGTGGTACACCAGATAACCCTGGCTTTAATGCTTTACCTCCAGCAGTACAACAAAAAATCATAGATAATATGGCTCAAGGTGGAGAGAAGATGCCACCAGAGATTGCTCGTGCACGTTTTGCCGCAGCTGGTAATCTTGATCAAATGAGTAACTATGGTTATGCTTATGGAGGATATATTCCAGAAATGATGTATGGTGGATATGATTATATGGAAGAAGGTGGAGAACCTAACGGTGGAATGGCATTAGGTCAGATGTCAGCAGTTGCTGATAAAATGAGTAGACTACGCCAATTTGTTTCTCCAGATCAAAACTTAGATCCATGGATTGCTTCTAAGCTTGCTGTAATTGATGATAGCGTAAATAGTATTTCTGATTATATGATGTATAATCCTGAAGCTCAAGGAGGAGGTGGAGAAAAAATGGGAGAGCAGTATGAGCAAGAGGATATGGAAGAAATGATGGCTAATGGTGGATACGTTGTTACAAGAAGTAATGATCGTAAAGGTAAAACACATAAAGTAACTGGTCCTGATGGAACTGTTAAATACTTTGGTGATTCTAAGTTAGGTCAGCATCCTAAAGATCCAGAACGTAAAGCAGCTTTCTATGCTCGTCATAAAAAGAACTTAGAGAATAACCCTTTCTTTAGAGCGTTTGCTAGAAAGACGTGGAAAGAAGGCGGTTCTACATTTAGTGGTAATGCATTCTATCAAGGTGGTGGATTTATTCCAGAATATGATATGTCATTTCCAGCAGACTATGCTGTAGAGATGATGGAACAAGGCGGTATCCATTTAGATCCATCTAAGAGAGGTACGTTTAAAGCTCAGGCTACTCGTATGGGTATGGGAGTACAAGAAGCTGCTTCAGCAATACTTGGTGCACCAGAAGGAAAGTATAGTCCAGCTATGAGGAAAAAAGCTAACTTTGCTCGTAACTTTGCTAAACAAGCAGGTGGTCCTGTAGAAGGTGAAGTAATGGATGTATCTCCAGAAGAATTAGATATGCTTCGTCAACAAGGTTATCAATTTGAAATAATGTAATTATGAAAATACGTATTGTAAAGAAGGAACTACCTAAAGCTCAAACAGGTAATACACAAGAATCTACTCAAAGATTTTGGCATTCTGAATGGGATGATCAAGGGTTTGATACAGATCCAGCTTCACCGTTATATCAGCCAAATACGCAACAAGCTGCTAAAACAAAGAAACCTTTATTTAGTCAAGCTACTGTAAAGACTGCTAATAATATTTCGGACTGGGCAGATGTTGCTCTAATGACTGGTGCTGCAGTAGACTACTTTGGTCAGAACCAAAAGCTTAAAGATTATGAAAGAGCTTATAGACAAAACCAGTTTGATAATCAGGTAGTTAGTCCTATGTTTAGAGGTAATACTGAAATCAATACTGGTAGGTTCCGTGAGAATGTAACACGTAAACCTAATGAAGGTATGTTTCAAATGGGTGGAGAAGAGAACTTTGCTAATACAAGTAATATGATAAAGATTAGAATAACTGGTAAACCAGAAAACTTAGAGTTTGAATATGGTGGTCAAAATGGCTACGGTTTAGATCTTGGACAACGTAGAGTACAAACTGAAATGCCAGCTGGTAAAGCTGATTCTGTTTCAAGTAGTATTGGAGCAGTACCACGCTATGCTGCTAATATAGAAGCAGAAGGTGGTGAAACCGTATATGGTGATATAGATGGAGATGGTGGTTTAGAACATATGACTATTAACGGTAAGCGTCACTCTCAAGGCGGTGTACCTCTTAATGTACCAGAAGGCAGTTTTATTTTCTCAGATACTAAGAAAATGAAAATCAAAGATCCTTCTATTCTAACTATGTTTGGTAAGTCTCCTAAAGCTGGTGGATATACTCCTGCAGAGATTGCTAAGAAGTATGACATTAATAAATACAAAGCTATTGTAGAAGATCCTGAAGCAGATGAAATATCAAAAGCTACAGCTCAATTGATGCTTACTAACTATCGTAAGAAGTTATCATCTTTAGCTCTTGTACAAGAAGAGATGAAAGGTTTTCCTCAAGGTATCCCATCTGTTGTAGAAGGAGCAAAAGATCAAATGCTAATAGCTGCATATGGTGGTTATATTCCTGAGTATCAGTTAGCTGGTCAAGTAGTAGATCCATTAAACCCTTATCAGATCTTTCCTCAAGCTGCTGAGTTAGCTCAACAACAAGCATTGTTACAAGATTTAGATAGACGCCAAGCTGCTTCTAAACCTACACGTGTTCCTGATGCTAATGAGATCACTGATCAAACTTTATCACCTAAGTCATTAGCTGATGTTAATGATCCAGAGTTTGCTAAGTATAAACAACTATTAGAGAAGTATGATACTAAACTTGTAAAAGGTTCTTACAATATTAACTCTATGTCAGCAGCTGATGCTAAAGATTTTGCTCGTTTATCTGGCAAGTTTGGCTTTAGTAGAAAAGATCCAAAGGGTGGCAAGATGTATAATGTTATTCAAAGCTCAACACCTGGTTTAACTTTTAAAGGAAGTAAAGGTAAGAAAGCTGGTTTCTTTGGTGGATATAGCCCAGATATGTATGAACGTAGATTGGTAGAAGATAGTTTAGGAGAAGATGCTGTAAAGAATATGAGTGAATTGGATATTCGTAAAGCATACTTTAAAGAACTAGGTGTAGATGTATCTAACTTAAGTGATGAGCAATTAAAAAATAAGAAGAGTCTTTATGCTAACAAGAACTTCTTTGAAAAACAATTCTATCCTAAGTTTGCTGATAAGTTTGTTGGTGATCAATACCGTACTCAGTTAGGTGATGACATGATGATTGGTGCTGAGCACTATGATAGTTACCGTACTAAACCTAAGATGGTTCCTGGTAGATCTCCTATTGGTTATAAATGTACTGGTGTAGATGATGCTGGTAATCCTATGATTATTGAGTCATCTTACATGGATGCTGAAGCTATGGCTGCTGATGGAGCCGTAGGATCAAGACAAGCTGCAGCTATGCAGTGTGCTGGTAGTATTACACCTAATCAGATTACTCCTGGTAAAACTACTCCTAGCAAAGCTGGATTCTTAACACCTGATAAACTAGCATTGTTAACAGCTGGATTAAATCCACCTCAAGCGTATCTTCCTTCTGTAGCAGATTTACCATACAGACAAGGTGATTTGGCTTTAGAAGATTGGTTATCAAAAGCTCAGCAAAGACAGCAGACATATAATATTGCAGCTAATACTTTAGGTCAATATCAACCTGGAACTGCTATGGCTTCTAATCTTTCTTTCTTAGCAGGACAAACTGGTGAAGGAGTATCTCAAGACATTGCTCAAACAGATTCTCGTAACGTAGATAGAGCTAATCAGTTTATGGCTCAAGAGTTACAACGTAAGACAGCTAATGATGCATATAATGCTGCAGCAAGAGATAAGCGTTGGGAAGGTTTTGTAACAACTAAACAAAACTTAGACAATGCTCGTAGAAAATACTTAACTGGTATTACACAAGCAGCTAATAATGCATTTGCTAATAGAATGTATTTAGATATGGTTAATAAGGTTAATCCTATTTATAACGTTGACCCTACAACTGGACTATCTTTCTTTAAAGAAGGATATGATGCTAGTAAGCTAGGAGCTCCAGGGTTTGCAACAGCTTCTTCTAATATAGGACCAATGGCACAATTTCCTGCTTTAAAAAATCAGTATCTTCGTTTAGGAATGACTGAAGCTAACGCAGAGAAACAAGCCATTTCTCAATTATCTGGTGGAAGAACTACTTATTCTGATACAGACAATGATGGTATTCCTAACACTACTAGAACTACAATGGCTCAACAAATGCCAGGTATGTATAGAAATGCATTTGGTTTTAATATAGGTGGAGTAGTTGGACCGTGGAGATAATCTTAATAATAATTGTAAACCTTAAAAGTTTAGTTCTAAACTTTAAAGATTTTTTTGTATATTTATAATGTAGTATATGGCAACCTACTTACCTAACGTAACTGACGTAATACCAGAGCCGGCTCTGTTTACACCCAACTTCTCCTTTTTAGATACAATGCTAAGAAGGAGACAGGGACTATATGAGCAAGGTTTTGCTCAAGTAAATAGTGCCTATGGTTTTGTGAACAGAGGCGTGACTAATCCTTATAGCGTTCAAGTTAGAGATACCTTTCTTAAACAAGCTCAAGATAATCTTAAAAATTTATCTTCTTTAGATTTATCACAACAGCAGAATGTTAAAACAGCTGCTGGTGTATTTGAACCTTTTGTAAAAAACCGTAGTGTTCTTGGTGATATGGCATTAACTGCACACTGGGATTCACAAGAAGGTATTGCAGAATCATTTAGATTAAAAGATGGTGGTAAAGAGTACAATGATGATAACATCAACTATGTACGTATGCAGAGACAAGCTTTTGCTAAAGATGATATCTCTACTGTAAATGACTACTATTCTAATAAAAGATCATTTACTCCTTATTATGATTGGAATAAAGAAGTTCAAGATAAAATGAAGGACTTTAAACCTAGCTCTACTAAGGTTGAAAAAGCTAATGGTATGTACATGGTTACTACCAAAGATGCTTCTTATACAAAAGAAGAGATTAATAAATACTTAAGTGCTACTCTTTCTGATAAGGCTAGACAACAGATGCGTATTGAAGCAGCTGTAAGATATCCTGATCTTAACTCTGTTGCTGGTTTATACATGAACCAAGCTGGAGAAGACTTACCTTTAATTGATAGCAGACTTGGTCAAGTTAATGCTGCTTTAAAAGGAGAGAAAGATGAAACTAAGCGTCAAGCTTTGCAACAAGAAAGAGACTTCTATACAGAAAGAGCTAAAGAAATACGTGGTAATATTCAGAGTATACAACAAGGAGATGTTTCATTTCTTAAAAAGAATGCTCAGAAGTTAGCAGAAAATATATACATTGGTCAAACCGTTGGTCGTTTGGCTAATGGATTTACTCATGCAGACATAGAACAAACTATTGGTTTTAACCAAGTTGCTATGATGTATGCTCGTATGGCTTTTGATAAAGAAGAAAACAGAAAGAATAGAGAAGCTAAAGAAGGTACAGTATTACCAATGTTACCAGTTCAGCAAGGAGAACAAGAAGTTAATACTACATATGCTAGTTTATCTAGTAAAGTAACTGCAGCTGAAAAAATAAAGAAATCAACATTTTCAGAACTTAAAGATTATATTGTTGCTACAGATAGAAGTCAAAAGTATGCAGGTAAGAATGGTGCTAGTTTAACACAAGATGATGTTGATTCTTGGATAAATAGTCACCCTAATCATCCTAAAGCTCTTTCATTTGTTAACGCAGCTAGAGGAGTAGAAGCAGCCAATCAGTGGAAAGATAATTGGAATAAAGATGCTGAAAAATTTGCTCAACAAGAAATGGGTAGCCAGTATGATCTTCTACAACAATATCGTCAACAAAAACAAAAAGTAGTTTCTAATGGTGGTGGTACTAAAGTTGATTGGGATCCAGTAAAAAAGACGTATATTAAAACAATGCCTTCAGTAACTCCTAATGGGCAACCGATCAAAATGGATGTTGGTAAGTACTATTATGAGTCTTCTCCTACTGGAGGTTCTCGTGCCAGTAATGATTTAAGAATGTTAAATTATAACTCTGGTATAGTTGCAGGTAATCAGCTTGGTATTAATGGTGAAGCATTAGAAAAGAAATATACTGAGTTAAAAAATAAATTTAATAGTGAGCGTAATACTATTACTTCAGTAACTAAACAAGGTTTTACATTAAGTACAGGTGATAGTAGATATAAAAGTACTAAAGGATATCTTGAAGCTCTTACTGGTTTAGAAGGAAAAGTATCTGGTATTTCTTGGTTTCCTTCTGCTGATAATTATCAAATTGAGTTTAAATTAGATGATGCTAATGCTACTAAACCAGTAGATAGAAAAGTAGTAATTGAATCTTTAAAAGCTAGATTAGGTACTGAAGATATTAAATATAATGAAAGTACTGATATGTTTACAGTAGGTAAGATAGCTCCTACTATTGCTCCTAGACTAGATCCATTTGGTGGAATAAATCCTTTACATAGAAGTATACTAGCTGGTCTTGAAGTATACAATGGTACACCTGGTTCTCAAAGAACTAGTGTAGATTTTAATATTTCAGGAAAAGCAGGAATGCCTACATTTTTTATTAAAAAATTATACGGTAATACTCCAGAAAGTCACGCCTATATTTTACATGTTAACGGTAAACCAGTAGATTTTCCTTATGGATCAACATTAGAAGCTTATTCTCGTGCTACTGTATTAGCTAATAACCCAGATGCATTAAGCATCATATCAAACGCAAAATAATAACTCTGTACTTTTATGGCTGAAAATCTTTTTGAACAAGACTACTTATCCAACCTACCTGAAAATGCAATTGAAGGTGTGCCTAGTACAGAAGAGATGCCAGTTTATGACACTCCTGTAGAGGCACCTAGTTCTATTGATCAACCTGAGCAACAGATTGCTACTGGTCAAGAACCTCCAAGATCTAAATATAAATCTTATGATGAAGCTCTTAATGCTATTAATGTAGAAGCTAATAGGGTATTTCCTCTTGCTAATGAATCTTGGATAGATCCACGTGTTGTACCATCTGAAACTGCTAAAAAATATAGAGGTACAAAATACGGTTATATTTATGGTATAGATAATGATAACTTTTATGGTGAACAAGAAGGTGGATTTGCGACATTTGGTAAAGGTATAGCTAGACTTGGTCTTGGTATTCTTACTAAGACTGGTGAAGGTATTGGCTATATTGGTGGCTTGCTTGACTCAGACAACTGGGATGCAGATATAATTACTAAGGCTTCAGATAATGGCTTTTCAGAAATATTTAGAAATATTGATGATAAAGCTAAAAATGATTGGCTACCTACGTATCAAGAAGCTGCAGATAGAAATAAAGGTTTTTGGTCAAAAGCATTTACAGATGGTGATTTCTGGATGACAGATGCTGTAGATGGTTTAGCATTCCTTGCATCAGCGTGGATTCCTGGTCTTGCGTTAAGTAAGTTACAGTTAGGAGCTAACTTAGCTAGACTTGCTTCTGGTATGCGTGTGGGTCTTGGAGCTGCAGAAGCTGCTATTGAAGGAGCTGGTGCTGCTGTAAACTATACTAAGAGTGCTGCTAACGCATTTAGTAAGTTAGATAAGTTTAATGCTTGGGCTTTAGCTACTTCTTCAGAATCTATGTATGAAGCTAAAGCTGTTAAAGATAAGGTGATGGACTCTTTATCTTATGATGAGTTTGGTAGAACAAGATATAAAGAAGACGGTACTCCTTATACAGATGAGGAGAAGAAACGTATATCAGGAGCTGCTGCTCAAAATACTTTCATAATGAATGCAGGTTTATTGGCTGCAACAAATGCTATTGAACTTAAATGGTTAGGTCAGGCATTTGGTAAAGCTCCTGGCGTAGCTGGTGCTGTAACAGGTGCTGCTCAGTTTGGAGAAAGCATGGGAGTAAGAACTGCTACATCAGGTATTGAGCGTTTCCTTAACTCTAAAAAAGGTGCGTTTATAAGTGGCATTGGTCAAGGTGTTCTTGCAGAAGGATATGTAGAAGAGAATGGTCAGTTAGCTATTCAGAGAATTAACGAGGCTTACGGAACAAGTGGACGTATGGCTGACTTATCTAATACTAGTGAAGTATTTAAACAATACTTTAAACAAACTGGAGATGCTTTAATGGGTAAAGATACAGAAGCATCTATTAGTATTGGTATAGGTGGTATCTTAGGAGGTATTGGTGCCGGTGTTGGTGGAGTGAGACAGTTTGGTCGTGATCAAGCTGCAACTCAAGCTGCAGTTGAAATGTATAATGCAGCTCAAGAGAACTGGCTTAAGTTTGGTAACATCTATAAAACTAAGTTAGTAGATAGTACTGATGCTGAAGGCAATCCTGTAAAAGTAGAAAAGGTAGTTTATGATGATAACAATCAACCAGTTCTTGATGAAAAAAGAATTGCTGCTGTTACATCATCATTTAGAGCTGTTAACTCTGCATTAGAAGAGTCTACTAAAGTAGATGATAAGTTTAAGAAAGATGCATTAAGAGATACAGCATTTGCACAGTTTGTTATAGCACATATTAATGCTGGTGTAGAAGGAACTATTGATCAGAAGTTAGATGCTGTTAGAAAGTCTGATCCGGAACAAATTGCTAAATTAGGTTTTGTTTTAGGTGAAGACATTGATACTCAGATCAATAGATACAAAGGACTAGCTGCTTCTATCATTAAACAGAACAAGTTAATGAATGCTGATATCATGTATGATGGTACTCAGGATGACGTAGCTCGTAAAAATAAAATGGTTAATATGGCAGCTGAACAAGCAGCTTATAAGACTATTCTAAATGACCTGTTAACAGAAGTAACTGAAGTTAAGAATGATTTACTATCTACTGAGAACTCTTCGTTATCAGATGGTATTGTAGAACAACTTAATGAATATCAGTATAGAATTAAATCTCAAGAAGAAGTTATTGCAGCTATGCAAAAGAAAGGGTTTGTCACAAACCTTGAAACTGTAGCTCAAGAAGTTCTTGATGGTTTAAAGAAAAGCTTTGACAAGCTTCAAAAAGATAATGAGACAACTATTGCTACTCTTGAAAAAGATGACAATGGGTTCTATAAATATGAGAAAGAAGATCGTAATCAACCTGGTGTTTCTGATAATCTAAATAAGAAGATCAAACTTAAAGGTGAGTTACAAAATCATATTAAAGGTATTGGTTTAGAGTGGGCTAAGTATGCAGATACTATTAACGGTAAGGAGAACTTCTTACAGTCTTTATCTGATGAGATGCTATCTGTAGTAGATAGTCAACTTAAAGCTGAGGCTGCTAAACCTAAACCTCCAGTTGCTATAGCTCCTACACAATCAAAACTTTCTGTTACATATAAGACAGAAGATGATGTAGAGATTACTACAGAGTTTGTAACTGGTGATATTTATAATTTAACAGATACTAATAGCGGAGAGGTTACTAAGCTTGAGGTAATGGCTGTCAATGAAGAAGATAGTAGTGTTACCATTAAGATCAATGATGGTGATCCTGCTGTAATTGATGCAGAAGAGTTAGCTACTACTTTAGCTAATGAAGGCTGGACAAAACAAGCTGTAAAGAAGACTCGTAAAAAAGCTGTTAAGAAAGACGTAGATGAAGATGGTCAAGAAGAAACAGAAGAGTTAGAAGATAATGAAACCGTTACAACGTTTAGTAAAACTAACAAGCTTCCTAAGTTTGAAGAAGTAGGCTTTAATAAAACGTTTGGTCGTCAATACTTAGATGAAGAAGATACTGTTCCTAATGAAGAGAATGGTACTGATAGATTCTTTAAGTTTACTGCTAAGTTTAACTTAGCTAGAAGAGGCTATGCTCTTCAAGTAATTACTTCAGAGAATGATACGTTTGGTATCCGTGATACTGAGTTTAACGCTAATGATATTAAAGTTGTAGTTGTTAAGAAACAACCTCAAGCAGATGGTAGTGTTAAGTATGCATATGTAAATGTTGACAATGAGCTTATTCCTGAAGGAGAGCAAACTAAAGATAATATTATCTACCGTTCACTAGCTGGTATTGATAGCTGGACAGTTGAGCGTGTAAGAAGAGAATACACTGTAGACTCTGAAACTACAGATGAAGAGATCCAAGAAGCTATTGATGCTGAGAAAGCTTATCAAAAAACTTTATTGGATAACACTAAAGATGGAGGTAACGTATACTTAGATGTAGTTACTGCTATGCCAGGTATTCAAAGAATTGAGTATACATCTGCAGTGGGAGAAGATGGTAAACGTCAACTATCTAAAGCAGAAGTAGAAGGTCGTGTTATTACTAACAACCCAGACTTTACTGATTTAAGAAGTGTAAGCAATCCAGACGTAAATATTGGTCTGAGAGTTTCTACTGGTCGTGGTGTTGTAATGGCGGGTGTTCAAGCAGGTCGTGTGGTTATGCAAGAATATACCATGGAGAACGGTAAGAAGATCTATGGAGATAAAGTAATTCGTGTATTTAACCGTGACTTAACTGATATAGAGAAGGATAACCTTATCAAAGCATTTGTAAGACTATCTGAACTATATGTGCAGAAGTATGGATATAATGCTGCTTCTGGTAAAAAGAAAATAAAACCTTTATCTACAGCTGACCAAGCTGAGATGAGTATTATTGAAGATTACTTAAAGCATATCTTAAACTGGAGCCGTCCTGTAAAAGGAAAGGTTTCAGATAAATACTTCTGGGTACAGAGTGGTCTTCATAGAGGTAACCTTGTTATTCCTTTTACTAAAGAAGAGATTCTTAAGAATAGAGACAAGTTAGTTAGAGGTGTAACTCACCACGTTAATAATAAAGCTTTACAAGATAATGATAGCTTTACAACTATTAAGTTTGTAAAGGGTAAGGCTGTATTAGATAAATCATACGATACGTATGAAGAATACTTATTAGCTAAGAGAGAAGATGGTACAACACCTCCAGTTTATTCTTCATTACCATTATATGATTCTAATACTCCTCAGCGTACTCAGGTTCAGATTATCTGGAAAGATCCATCTTTAGTTGAGCCAGAAGCTGAAGAAGAAGTAAAAGCATCTAAGAAGAAGCCTATTGCTAAGATCAAAGGTTCTTCTGAATTAATGGATGATAAGATTGATGAGTTCTTAAATGGTGAGCGTACTAAGATAGAAGTTAATGGTGTTACTGTCAGCTACGAAATGGAGGGTGGTGGTATTATTATTAAAGTTCAGAAAGAAAAAAACATTAAAAAGTCTAAACCTTTTGCATCACAAAAGGAAATAGCTGATAATAGAAGTGAAATTCTTAAGAGCATTACTCAAGCAACTGGATACATATATGGTGCAAACCGTGGATTAAAACAACTTATTGCTCAAGTTACACAAAAAGCTGCCGAAGCTAAAGTTACTAAAGCACCAACTACTTCAGTAACTCCTCAAGTTGCTGATCGTGATACAGAGACAGATAATGATTTAAGATTTAAAAATATAGTAAGATCTATATTTGAAATAAAGGAGGGTAATATGGTAAGACCAGATTACTTGAAACCTGAAAATATAGAAATGTATGAAGATTCTGATGTTGCAGGATACATACTAAAGATAAATATAAATGATATAGATTATGTTGCCATAATGCCTGAGATGCAAGATCTTAGGTTTGATTCTATTGAAAGACTTCAACAGTTTGATAATTCTGGACTTAAAAAAGTTTCAGATGAAACAAAAAATAATATACTAAATGGTTACACTGATATATTTGATCTTGAACTTGTAGATATTGTAACAAAAAGATTTGGAAAAGAAAATGCAGATTTTGTTTTAGATTATCTTACTAAGAATAAAGATGCAAAACAAAAGTTAACTCTTTTAGAAAAGGGTGCAACAACCTCTGTATCTGCTCAAGATGGTCCTTTCTTTAGTGTAGAAGAAGCTGTAGCAAATGCTGTACCTGAAAATGGTAAGTTATCTGCTGTAGTATCTCAAATGAATGTTAAGACTAAAGAAGTAGTTAAGTTAGCAGAAGCTACTATTGCTATTCCTTCTGGTAATATAAATGCAGCTAAAGCATTGTTAACCAAGGCTTTAATTGCACAGCTGGATATTGATTCTGAAGAACCTCCTTTCCGTTTAGATATTGGAGAGATGGAAGCTACTGAAGACTTTGGTAAGCTTACTAAGTTCATGAAAGAAGTTTTACCTATGTTCCCTGTAAAGAAGGTAGGTCATTTAATTCATGGCAAAGGTTTAGGAGCATTCATGAGAGGAGCATTACACATCTATGAAAATGCTACTATTGGTACTGGTTTCCACGAAGCCTTTGAAGCTGTATGGGCTTCATTCTTAACACAAGATGAGAAGCTTGATTTAGCTAATGAGTTTAAAGCTCGTGAAGGATCATTCTATAATAAGTTTACTAAAGAGACAAAGCCTTATTCAGAAGCTAGCATGTACGATGTACGTGAGATGTTAGCAGAAGAGTTTCGTGATTATATTCTTTTAGATAGATCTACTGGTAATAAGATTGCTAACTTCTTTAAGAACTTATGGAAAGCTATCCAGGCTTTATTCAACATTACTCCTAAAGAAAAAGCTGAGATGAATAGTATCATTAATGATCTATTCAAGAAGATTGGAACTGGTGGGTTTAAAAATGCTAGATTTATTAAAGATCGTTTAGCTTCTGGTATAGCTTACAAGGCTGTAGCAGACTTAACTCAAAAGGATACGGCTGATCTATTAGAAGGATTGAACTACTACTTCTTTACAGAGTTATTCAAACGAGGAAATAATATAGATAGCATCTTAGGAAGTTTAGACAAGAAACAGTCTAATGCTTTATTAAATAATTTATGGAATAAATCTGTAGAGCAAGTATCTAATAACTTGTCTTTGATTAGTCCAAAGATTAACTCTACACTTAATGCTAACATAGATGAGTTCTACAGAGAATTCAAAAAGAACTTAGACCGTTATGGTGTAATCTTCTCTGAAATAGAAGAAGATGAGAACAACGTTACAGATACTTTAGGTATCAGAGACGCTATTACAATTGACCCTAGAAGCATGACGTCTACAAACGTTATGTTATTACTTACTTCTTTACCACAGACTACTGTAACAAGAGGTAAAACTGTCCTTGTAAAGAACGATCTTAACCAACCACGTTTAGCTAATACAGATAGAGTACATACAACCCTACTTAACGAACTTAGTAATGTAGTGAGTATTGTAGATAAAGACGGTGTTCGTAAAAATACTTTAGATCTAATGATGGAAAAATTAGATAAGAAGTACAAAACTGCAGACAATAACTACCGTGAAAACTATGGCTGGGTACGTAACTTAAAGCTACGTCTTAAATATGAGAACAACTTAGGAATTAAAACACCTGCTTCTACATTAAATAAAGAAGACGTTTTATTAAGAGTTTCATTTACTAAGAGTTTTAGCAATGCTAGATTCTCTCCAGAGAAACTTATTGTTTCTGATGAGGGATACATCTACAACACTAATCCGCTTATTAATGTAAATGAGGATAGAATCCGTAATGAGTGGGCTAATAACTTAAAGGTAGCTGTTCAGAACAAACAGACTAACTTAGTTAAGATTGATAGCTCTGGTCGTATGATGATCAATAGAAAGTCTGATGACTATATTGATCTAATGGATGAAGCTAAAGCTAGAAGTACATATGACTTGGCTACAGCTTTAAATGCACTAAGTATATTAGGTATTGAGTTTACTGCTACCTTAAATGAACTAGCACAGTTTGAGAACAGTATTCGTGAGCAAACTCTTCAGATTCTAGACGTAATGAAGTCAGGAGAAATAGATGATATTGCTGATCTATTTGGTAGAAACGTAGTAGGTGGTAGAATTAACACACTTATTGCTATTGAATCTAAGTATAGCAGTGAAGATAATATCTTAAGTTACAATAATGCAGAAGGTCAGCAACAGTTTAGTGTTGGCCAACCGTCATTGTTAAGTAACATGATTAACATTTTGAATACAGTTAACTCACAAGAGGAGCTTATTCAGACTGCACCATGGTTAGGATTTATTGATGAGGAAGGTGAAGTAGTATTCAATGCTTACCAAACTAACTCAGAGCTTTTAAGAAAAGGCGGACGTTTGTTTGATATCAACGGAAAGCGTAAGAATAATACAGAAATTAGCTATCATGTTATTTCTGGTTTAGGTATTACGGAAGTTGATGGTAATAACACAGCCAAACTTCAGTTCCCTGAGCGTGTAGCTAACAAGATTCACTTTTTGTTAAATAATGTTGTGTTCTCTAACATCAACTCAGATAAGAGTACAGAATATGGTATTGGAATTCCTGGTAAGCTTATGGTAAGCAGAAGGGATATTCAGAAAATGATGACTACAGAAGACAAGAGTATTGTGGACATGTACGTAAATCATTTATATGATGAGATGTATGCTGCTACTATACAAGCTGATAGTCCAGTAGATATTCAATACTACCGTGATGGTGTATTTAACTTAGGTCACTTCAGAGATATCATTGGTAAAGACATGATTGCTAAGTTCAATCAAGATGTCATTACTAACGAGATGGACTTTGAAGAGTTTATTGAAGAGAATAGAGAGTTAATTGAAGATAAGATTACTACTTACATCAACAATAAGATTGAAGATACAGTTGCTTTCTTAAAAGACTTAGACTTGTTCATCAAGCCTGATACCTTTAAGAGTGACTTATATATTACAGATGCTATTGATAATGATGGCTTAGATGAAATGTTAGGTATCAAAGATACTCAAACATTAAACTACAGAACTGGAGGATATGATTCTGAGTTAAAGAGTCGTAGTGGATATACAGAAGATAATATCAGAACCATTGCTGCTATTCTTTCTTTAAACGAAGAATTACTTTTAACAGAGCAGCATAAGTTGATCTACGGTCACCCTGCCTTATATAAAGACTTACCTAAGCGTGCTAATGGTGCTACTTCTACTAAAGAAGCTTTTGTAGAAGATAGTGATGTTGTTGCTTGGATGGATAATAACATGGTACGTAATGATGGCAAACTTCGTTCAGAAGAGACACATCAGACTATCAAGAACATATCATTTAAAGACATGGATGTAGTAAGTGCATTCTATAATGATATTGCAGAAAGTACATATGCTGAAATGATTGCTTCTGGTATTACTAAAGAAATAGCAGAGAAAAAGATTGGTGCAAGATTTAATGAGCAAGGTCAGATCTCTGGATTGATTTTAAACAAGAAGAAAGAGTTTACAGGTATGATTAAAGCATACATGAACTTAAATGAAGCTGATGCCATGGCTATGGGTTTACCAGACGTAATTAGAGATATTCTATTTATGAGTGGTAAGTTTACTAGTCAACGTGAAGCTCAATGGGATTATGAGATTGCTTATGAGACTTTAGTTCGTTCTGGAGCTATGCCAAATGCTAAAGGTGAGACTATTAAAAAGTCAGATCCTCGTTATAAGTCTGCTAACAAAGCTCAAATAGAAGCTGCTAAAGAAACATTTGATAAAGGAAATCCAGGGTATGTATTTGAGGTATTAAAGCCACAGTACTTTGGATATGCTCAGACAGATAATGTAACTCATCCAGTATTCTTGAAGCATGCTTTACAACCTAAGTTCTATCGTCACGTAGAAGGTAATCAGTTTGAGAAGCTTTACATAGCTGCTCAGAAAGATAAAGTAGATGTAATTGGTTTTGAGTCAGGTGAAAAAGTGGGTAACGTAACTACTACGGATGGAAACTTCTTACCAATCTATAATGAGGCTGGAGAGATTAATGTTGTAACATCAAACAAAGGATATGAGTTACCAACTGAATTGCCACGTCAGAGTCTATACAGTAGATTCTACGGAATTCAAGTTGAGCAATCTAGTAAGCCTAAAAAGTTCGTTGTAAAAGGAACTCAAATTACTAAACAAGTAATGAGTAACTTCTATGAGAATGGTGCTCCTGTTAATCCAACTATTGGCGGTCTTATCCAAGAGTATAACGAGACTATTCGTGAGATGATGAGACTTGGTAAAGAAGAGCTTCTTAAAGAACTTGGTCTTGAGAAAAAAGGTGACTTCCAGTATGAAGCTAAAGATATCTCTAGATTAGTTAAGATCTTAAGAAGAGAAGCTGAGAGCAGAGACTTACCAGATAACATGATTAATGCTATCAACTACATTGTAAATGAAGATGATACACAATCATTAGAGTATGAGTTTGATACTTTAATCAACCGTGATAAGATAGATAATATTCTTAACTCAATTGTGGACAGCAGAATTATCTCTCAGAAAATGAGTGGTAAGTCTTCACCGCAAGTTGCTAGCACTACATATGAAGCTGCTCCAAGAAACTATGTTTATCTTAAAGATGGTATTTACAAGACACTTACTAAGTCAGAACTTAAAGGATTAACAGAAGAAGAGAAAGCGTCTATTCGTATGCAGTCTTCAGATCTTAAGTTTTACCACTCTAAAGATGGTAAGATTCAAGGTGTAGAGATGTATATTACATGGCCCTTCACTGAGGTTACTCCAGAAGAGTTAGGATTAAAATTAGTAAATGGTATTTACTTAATGCCGGAAGGTGGTATCAAAGGTATTGATAATGAGTTACTTAAGGCTATTGGTTTCCGTATTCCTACACAAGGTATGAACTCAATTGAGAGTATTATCATTAAAGGATTTACTCCTATTACTAATGGTGATATGATTGTAGTTCCTTCTGAGATTGTTGGTAAAGCTGGATCTGACTTTGATATAGATAAGCTTAATATCTATTTAGGTAATTACTTTGTAGATATTCTTGGTAAGGATTACTCTGGTAAAGACTTTAGAGACTTCATGATTAATGACATGATCTCTTCTGGAGCTGATCAAATATATGCAGATAACGTAATGAACGTTATTACATCTGAGCAGTTCAAGCAGATTAATGAATCTACATATACAGATAGAGGTAAGATTGTTAAAGGAGCTAAGACTAGCTTAAGTGACATTAGTGCATCTAAAGAAACACAAGAAGACTTAGCATTTATTAAGGCTAGTCTTTCTAGATATAATGCTTCTGTAAAAGGACAAAAGGTTATCCGTTATATCAAGCCTACACTTGGTACTAAAGAAAGCTTACAGAATAAGTTAATCAACATAATGTCTGAACTTATTCTTAGACCAGAGAACTATGCTCAGCTTGTAGCTCCAAATACAACAGATACTCTTAAGGATCTTGCAGAAGAGATTAAAGGATGGAAAGTTGATGCTGGTACTAAACAACTAGAAGATGAGAAGTCTCCTACATACTTAAGAACATTTATTGGATCTAATAGTATCCGTGAGCGTTACTTAACAGCTAAAAGAATGGTAGGTATTGCAGCGGTACACTCTACGTTCCATGTAATGGCTCAAGTTAGTGGTCTTAAACTAAATAATAGATATAGTTCTAAGAGCATCTATTACTTAAACGCTAAAGGAGAAGATACTAAAACAGTAAACATCAAGCTTACTCACCACGGTAGAGATGAGAATGGTCTATACTCAATTGGGCATAGACTAGACAAAGCAGGTGCATTTATTAGTGAACTTATCTCACAAGCATTATCTGGTTTTGTGGACGGTGCTAAAGATCCATTTGTATTTGACTTAAACTTTTCATTAAATACAGCTAGTACTTGGTTCTATTTACAACATCATGGTGTACCAGTAGATGAGATAGCTTACTTCTTTAATCAACCTATCTTAGATAGCTTGTTCAAAGAAACATCTAAGAATAGATCTTCATTCAAAGTGATTAACGGTGAGAACCTTACTAGAAAAGAATTATTCTATAAAGTTATCGCACCTTACTATAACAAAGTAGTAGGTGGTGATTTAGAAGCTATGCTTGCTGGAGCAGCACAATCATCTAAGGCTCAAGAAGATGCGTTACAAAAACTTATCTTAGCTGAGCTTAATGAGATTAGAGATAGCCTTGAAACATTTGATAGTAAAGAATTAATTAAAGCTATCAAAGATGGTAGTAATGCTGATGCAAGATTACAGATTGCTGTAATAATGGATTATGTAGAGTATGAAGCTCAGGCTAGATTGATGTCTAACTTCATGCAGGCTATTGGATATGATACTAATAAGACCAAAACTGTACAAGAAAACATGTTACAAATTGGTCGTTGGGAAAGATCTAAACAAGAGAACTTTGTTAATAATCCGGATTCTATTCTAGAAAGTACTTTCTTAGGAGAGATGAAAGATCAAAAAGAAGATATCTTTAGCATGTTTAGAAACTTCTTTATTACATTATCTCCTGAGATCCAAGAAGTGTTCCAGCCATTGTATGATAAGATAGATAATCCAGAGTTCTTTATTATGAAGGATGATGCTATCAACTTAATTAATAGATACCAAAACTTTGTAATTGCTTACTTACTTCATACTACACCGTATATGAATACTGAAGGAAAGCAAGAAACATTAAATACTTTATATCAAGACTTGTTTACTGGAGAGAATTCTTTTGCTGGTACATTATACAAGTATAAGAATTCAGAAGATCCAAATATCTCTGACAACTTGATTATCAAGGAGTTAGTACCGTTGATGACAGATGATGCTACTAAGACAGATAATATCATGTTGTTCAGAAATAAGATAGATACTTTCCAGATAAATAATGTCATAGAAGCTTATAACAACTTAAGAAGTTATGGTGAGAAAACAGCTGATGATAAGCTAGTAAAATTTGCTGATGACCTAGCTAAATTTAGTATATTGCAGTCAGGTTTACAAAGTAGTTTCATTGACTATAAAAAGGTATTAAGTACTGAGATTTACTCTGAGCTTGTAAAAACAATCTTAGATAGATTTAAATTAGACCCATCTATATCAGTAGATCAAGTATGGAAATCTTTCCATCAGAACAACTGGTATAATAGATCAATTGTAACTAAAGCACCAGCTTGGTTAAGAATTAAGAGTGGTCAGTTGGCAATTAGTCCATTAAGTTCTGTTATTGTTAATGACTATTTGATCAAGTATGTACGTAATCCTAAGATCAGTAAAGAGGAATTAAAAAAGATGAAGAAAGATAAGACATTGGCTCAAGCTTTCCAACCTGTATTATTCCAAAAGACTGAACAAAAAGATAAGAAAGGAAAGATTATATACATGCCTATTGGTAAAGCTGGAAACAGAAACCGTATGCTTGAGATCTATAAAGATGATCAAGAGTCTATTTTACCAGGTAATGTAATGCAGATAGAAACACAAGATGCCTTAACTGCAGCTGAAGGATATGTATCTGCTGAAGACTTGATGAGACAACCAGGGTTTATTAAAGCCATGGGTGAGTTAGCAGGTGAAAAGACTCAGAATAACGGTCTAAAAGCTCTAGCTGAGAATGCCTTAAAAAGCTTGAATGAAAGTAAGGAAGTAGATGATACTATCTCTAAAAAAGAGGATGAATCTGTTAAATGTAATAAAAAAGGTAAATAACTATGGGTTGTAGTATAATTCGTAATCCTGAGACTAAACAAATAGAAAGAGTATTAGCTCCTAATGGAAAAGAGTCTAGACTCTATGAAGATATTCTTTCTATTATAGGATCTAAAGCTAAAGAGGATGCTCTTAAGCTTTGGGCACAAGTGTATACCACTAAGTTTAAAGACTGGTTTGGTGATTGGGAAAGACTTGAGCGTATTAGACGTGAAGACCCGGGTATGGATGCCGGTACATTTGAGACTGTTAATGCGTTTGTATCTAAAGATATAGATGAAAACGGTGAACCTAAAATCTTAAATGGTTTATTTACTGATAGAAATGGTAATGTAAGAATGTTCTATAATGCTTTAGAAACAAATGAAGCTCAGTTAAATGAAGACTATTTGTTTAATACTCCATTTACTACAGAGATTCGTGAGCTTGAAGAAGACTCAGAAGCTTTCTTTAGACGTAATCGTGAGCTTGCATCTATTGGTAGCCCTCAACAATATTCAGAGTATCTTAATACTGTGTTTCCTGGTAGTAGGATAAAGAGTATTGTATATCATGGTACTTTCTTAAAAGACTTAATTAAAGACGGATTCAAAGGATACGTTACTTACTTTAGTACTTCTAAGAAATACTCAGATCAATTCAGCTTTGGTAAAGATGAGAACATAATTAGAGCTGTTGTAAATATTCAAAATCCTTACACCGCTCCATCTGAGATTGCTGATGTACCAGAGGAAGTACATGATACAGATGCTTTTACTGCTCCTAGAGTAGTGAAATCTAGAAACTCTGGATATGATTCAGTTGTTGGTAAAGATGCTGGTCAAGAAAAAGGTGACACTATTGCTGTGTTTGAACCACAACAGATTCTTGTACTAGGTTCTAAAGAAGACATTGAAGGTTTTAGAAGATTTGTATCTCCATCTTTAACTGCAAAAGATATTGAAGAAGGTACAAGACCAGAGGATGTTAAGAATAAGATTACCAAATTCTTAGAAAAGATTGGTGTAGCTATTCAGTCTGTAGATGTAATCAGAGATGCTCAAGGTAATATTGTAAAAGATGCAGCTGCTAAAGCTAGCATGTTAAATAAAATCATTCAGGTAGTAGATGGTTTAGAATCACTAGATACACTTCCTGAAGAAGCAGCTCACTTTTTTGTAGAGATGTTAGGCCCAGGTCATCCTTTGTACAAAGAGATGGTATCTAAAATTACAGGATATAAGGTATATGCACAAACTGTAGAACAGTATAAAAACAAAGCTGCATACCGTAATGCAGATGGTACTATTAATTTTGATAAGATTAAGAAAGAAGCTATTGGTCAAGTGATAGCTGAACATATTCTTAAGATGCAGACTGGCAATGAGACTCAAGAACGTATGAACTTTTTGATGAATTGGTGGACTAAGCTTTGGGACTTTGTTAAAGAGATATTTAATAAGTCTGAAGACAATCCATTTGAGACAGCTGCAGAAAATATCTTAGATGGTAATACTGAGTTCTTAGATACAGATATTCAGTTAGACGAAGAGTATTATCAGTTAGTAGATCCTACTCAAGGATTAAAGATGGATCAGACTAATATTGAATTAGATAATAGTATTGATCCAAGAACTGGTCAGAAGAGACACATTTATAAATACAAAGGTGAGAATGCTAAAGGGTCGGTTACTTCTACATATGTAGATAGATGGCTTAAGAAGATATTTAGATCTGACCAAAGATCAGAAAAACAAAAGCTTATTGATTTAAATAAAGCTGAGTTTGGTGATGTAATCCATAAGCAGATTCAGAATATTGTTAATAGCTGGACTTATGATGATGGTAGCAAGCGTGATGTACAAGGTCCTATAAATATCATTCTTCCAAACGCAGTGTACACAAGATTGAATACTTACATTCAATCAGTAATGGCTCAGTATGAACCAGGTACTCAGTTTATGTCTGAGGTTAAAGTGTTTGATCAGAAAGCTAAGATTGGTGGAAGTATTGACTTAGTTGTTATCCAACCTAATGGTGTTGTAGACATCTATGACTGGAAATCACAAGAGGTGGGTAAGACACAAACTGACTTAAAGACTTACAAAGAAACTATGTATCGTATACAGCTAGAGAACTATCGTAAGATCTTACAGCTGCAGTATGGATTCCAGAAGTTTGGAAAACTTCGTGCTATTCCTATGAGAACTAAGTTCACTATAAAGAATGGTCAGATTGATACTATTAAAGAATTAGAGGTTGGTAATATTGACCCTACTTTAATTCCTGATGATAAAAGCTATTTATTACCTGTTACTCTTCGTACAGAAAGTACCGGGGACAGTCAAATGGATAGTCTATTAGAGAAACTAAATGGTATCTATGACAAGATTGATAAAACAAGATACACTAAAGAAGAGCTTTATAAGAAACGTGAAGAGCTAGCTCAGCTTAGAGTTGCTATCAGAGATTTGCAGCTTAAGAATAAAGTAGATCGTTTAGTAGAGTTAGGTCTTTTGGAGTATAAGAAGTATGCTGAAATGCTTGATAATAAAACATTAAGCGGTAAAGAACTTCAGGATGCTATTAAGATCTTACAAGTATTTAGTGAATCAGGTGTATTGCTTTATGACTTAAGAGAACAATACTTTAACGTAGCACAAAACAGTAAAAAGAAAGGTGCTATAGCTGAGTATGAAGATCTTAATAAAAGATTCTTGACTATGACGTCAAGAGTAACAAAGCTTATTGCTGACTTAGATATTTATAGAAAAGAACAAGTAGACAACTTGGCTAAGAAGAATGGTATATTTAATATCCTAGATGCTGAAGCACCTCTTAGTACATATAGAGGTTTACTTAGTGCGTTAAGTAATATACCACAAAGAAGCTTTAGATTATTCTCTAAGATATTACGTGTAGTTCAGAATAACAGAGATGCTAAGTTTGATTCTACAGCAGCTAAAATGGTTCTTCTAAAAAAGAAGTTTTTAACATGGGCTAGTGCTAGAGGGATATCTGCAGATAAAGCCATGGAAATGATTCTTCAGATAGATGAGAAAGGTAACTGGAATGGTAACTTCTTAAATAAATATAAGTCAGAGTTCAGAGAACAAAAGAACAAAGCCATATTATCTGGTAACAGTAAGTGGATTGTAGATAATATGAACTATGATAAAGAGAAGTATGAGGCTGCAGAAAAAAGAACTATAGAAAATTTCAGAAGTGTTGGTTATGCTTTAGATGAAGAAGCTAATGAGAAGATAGTACAAAAAAAGATTAAAGAGTGGGCTCTTAATCATAAGGTTGTTAATGATAATGGAACTGTTAACATTAAAGCTTTGCTTAATCCTACTAATGGTTTTTTAATACCGGCTGATCAATGGCTTACAGATAAGTGGTTAAACCTACAAAAGCCTGAGAACCAAGCACTTAAAGATGTGTATGATTTCTTCCAATCATTAATTGATGAGGCAGAAGATTTAGGTATGTTAGATAAAAATTCTAAAAACTTTATTCCGTCTGTATTTGCTTCTAAGATTGATCAGTTTGCTTTTGGGGATGTAAGAAATCTATTCTCTACTAAAGGGGTATTTGAAAATCTACAAGTAGATGCAGGTAATACATATACACCAGAGATTGATCCAACTGATGGTACTATCATTAATCGTATTCCTGTATACTTTACTTCAGATATTGGCGTGAAGAATGAAGAAACAGGAGAAGTAGACTACTCTAAAAAGTCTAGAGACTTATTTAAAGTGTTTGCTGTATGGTCAGCTCATATGTATAACTATGAAGCTATGCATGAGATTGAAGACTCTTCTCAAATGTTATTAGATGTTGAGCGTAATAAGCGTAGCTTGGTTACGGATCAGTTTGGTAATGTTAAAATAGAAAATGGTAAAGCTAAGTCTGCAGATAATAATGACAGAAATGCTAAAATCTTTGAAGAGTTTGTAAACTTCTATTTATATGACAGAGTTGGTGGTAAGTTTAACGATGCTAAACTTACAATACTAAATAAAGAATACTCATTATTAAAGACAGGACAAGCTGCTATGAGATTCTTTAGTCTTAAGACGTTAGCATTAAGTCCATTGTCTGGTACAGCACAGTTTGTTGGTGGTACAGGTAATGCTTTGTTCATGGCTCAGAAAGGTATTTACTTTACTAATAAGACATGGGCTAAAGCTATGTACACTGCATCAGGAAGTAAGAAAGCTTGGGCCGCATTAAAGTTCATGAACGTACTTGGTGAAGGTAATACAAATGTTATGATAGAAGAGCTAAGCTTATCTGCAACTAACAGAGTATTGACTACAGAAAATGCATACATCATGATGCGTATGGGTGATAAGGCTGTACAGTACCCAGTAGCTATTGCTATGATGATGGAGCATATGGTGCAAGACGGTAAGATTGTTAGTATACAGCAGTTTGTAAAAGCTAAGTATAACTACAATACAGAGTTTTATAACTTACCTAGTGCTGAGCGTAAAGCTTTGATGAAGAAGATAGACCAAGAAGTTGGTGAGCTTCAAGAAAAAGAAAGTGTTTACGTTAAAGGTGTAATGGATAAAGATGGTAATTTTACTATACCAGGAATAGAAAAAGATAGTGAAACATTTTCAGACTTTAGAAATAAGATTAAGGGTGTTAACAAGCGTATTGTTGGTAACCAATCTAGAGATGATATTAACAATATTAGAACTACTCTATTAGGTCAAGCTTTTATGCAATTTAGATCATGGATGCCAGAGATGGTTGAAGAAAGACTTGAAGGACTTAAGTATGATGATGAATTGCAGAACTGGACATATGGTAAGTTTCACTCATTCTTTGGTCATGTGTTTAGTAAAAAACTTCCTAAGCTTCTTAAAGCTATTATGACTGGGTTTGGAGATGACGCTGTACTATTAGCTAAAGAAAAGTATGAAGAACTTAAACGTGAAGCATATGAGAAAGGAGAAGACTTTACTATTACTGAAGGAGAATTTGTAGATATTCATATTGGTAATCTACGCTCTATGGTAGCTGAACTTATGACACTTACTGCATTTGCTTCTGCTGTTCTATCTGTTGTATCTGGAGATGATGGTAATAGAAGAAACAAAGGAATGAAACAGTATTTATCTAGAGCTCTTAAAAAGTACTACAATGAATTTGCATTTTACTACAACCCTATTGAACTAACTAGATTAATGAGATCTCCTTTACCTGTTGTAAGCTTAGCTGAAGATATGGTTAGATTCTTAGGAGCTTTAAATAAAGAAGCTGCAGGTCAGTTAGTTGGAAATAAAGATTGGACAGAATCAGCAAAACCATTGAAGTACTTTACTAAGATGGTACCAGTAGCTAAAGAAGCTATGTTACTATTTGCCACCTATGACGATGACTTCAGAAAAGATTGGGGTATAAAAATAGAACCAGGATACTAATAAAAAAGGGGGACTAATTATCCCCCTTTAATTTTATATTGATAGTCATAAGAGCTATGACTATACCAAAACTTATAGATGCGTATTTGGTCAAGATAAAAGTTTTATCTGGTCTTATACCATCACACATGTTTAATACTTCACACTCTATACCAAACAGACTTCTGTCTGCATTGAATAAAGAGAATGATACTGTTGGCATTTTGTTAATCTGCATATTATTTGGTTTTTGTTTCTACTGTAAATGGATGTCTACCGATGTAGCAATCTTCTGGTAGGCCCATATGTTTTTTAAATCCGTTGAGTAAGCTATGAATATTGCTAGCTCCAACAGGGTTATGACTATGTACAGAACATCCTTTTAAAGGTACGTTATTTTCCTGACAATACTCTACTAACCACTTAGCACAGTCTAGACCAGTCTTCTCAGTATACTCATCATAGTTTGGATGCTGATAGCCTAGTGCTAACTTTTGTCTAAAGTAGTCATCAATATGTTCATCAGCTAAGTCATGATCAAATGATATAAGATCAGGCATACCATGAGTACTGATCCATTCTACAAATTGTGCGTAGTTTCTAACTACAAACCAAGATTCGTACCCCGGAATAGTTTCCGTTGGGGTACGCTGGTCATCTAAATAGAGAGCTTTCTTCATATTTTAGTCTTTAATAAATACACCGTTTACAGTTTTACCTGTACGGCTTTTAATCTCATTCCAAGCTGCTTCTAAACACTCTGCAGGTTCCATGCCTACTTGTTTAGCTAAAATAATTAAGGTCACAAATGCATCTCCTATACCATCTTTAAGCTCTTCTTGCTTGTTCTTAGCTAAGGCTCCAGCAGTTTCACCTACTTCTTCCATAACTTTAAGCATCTGCTTAGGTGCATTTTCTGGTTTTAAGATGTTCTTATCTTCTGCCCATCCAATTACGTTGTCAATAAGTGTGTTAAAGTTTTCCATTGTTTTATTTTTGTTTAAGTAAATCTAATTCTGTTTTGAGTTCTATTAACTCTTGTTGCATAACTCTTTGGTTATCAACTAATTGTGTAATGTTCTGTTGTAGTTCATCTATTCTTTTACCAGATGATTTTATAATTTTAGCGTACTCTGATAAATCAAAGGTAGATGTTTTAGTACATCCTACAGTTTCTCCATCACAAGTTGTCATAGTTATTACATTGATTCTAGTAGGTAGTTGTACACTTTCTAGATATCTATTATAATAAGGTTGGTCCATGTTAGCCATAGACTGTACCCAATCAGTCATTTCGATCTGAGTGAGTACAGTTGTTTGCATATTATCTACTAACCAAGCTTTTACTTCATCGTGTAGAAAGAACCTAGGTTTTTGACCTACTCTTTCTTGTGTTAATATTTCATCTATCATTGTGTTGGTTTTTATCCCTCACAGCTAGCACACTCCAAAATGTTTCTTGTAAATGATTGAGCACTACTAATACTAAACTGATAGTAGAGAGTCTTTACTCCTTGCTCATGAGCAAATAGATACAGCTGGTTGATATCTTTAGCTGGAATGGTAGGGTGAATCATTAGATTTAGAGACTGAGACTGATCAATAAACTTCTGTCTTGCAGCAGCTTGGATAATAATCTCTTTAGGACTAATCTCAATGAATGATTTAAATACAGCTTTTGTAGGGAAATCTAAATGCTGTACTGATCCATCTTTCTTAAGGATACTGTCCCAAGTCTCTGCATTATTAAGATTGTATTTTTCAAGCTCTTCTTCTAAGAAAGGATTCTTGTATACAGTCTTACTCTTAGCTAAGTCTTTAATAAAATAGTTAGACTTAATAGGCTCAATACCCATACTAACTTGACCGTGGATAAATGAACTAGACTTAGTAGGTGCAATTGCAACTAAAGTTGTATTAGCATAACCTGGTCTAATAGATTTAATTCCTTTAGTCTCACATAACATCTTAGATGTAGCATCAGATCTTTCTTTGATAGTCTTAAAGACTTCTACATTTAACATCTTAGCTTGCATAGATTCAAACTCTACAAGCTTTGATTGTAAATATGTATGCCATCCTAGAACACCTAGTCCAATTGCTCTGTGATTTTTTGCAAACCTGTGAGCTCTAGACATGCCCGGTAGTGTAGCAGCTTTAGTAATAAACTCATCAATCACTGCATTAAGAAACAGAGTATAAGTTTCAATAGCATCTGTTTGTTTAATCTCATCCCAGTGCAATAAGTTTAGGGACCCTAGACAACATACAAAAGAGTTGTAACTGTCTGTAGGTAACTGAATCTCAGAGCATAAGTTACTTGCTGTGATGTCCATTCCTAGCTCTTTGTAAGGAGAGTTGTTATTAGAGTTATCTTTAAACATAATATATGGAAAACCAAACTCATTACGTCTCTGAATAATCTTAGCCCAGATTTTACGTTTCTCAGGGTCACCTGCCTTCATCTCTTCTATCCAAGCATCAGTTACTGTAATACCGTACTGAAGATTCTGAATAAGATTACCTTCTGTACCAATATCTAAGAACTCTAAAATGTCTGGATGTTCTACTGGAAGGTATGCTGCACATGCACCACGTCTTGCTTCAGACTGTTTGCAAACATCTACTACTGTATCATAGATACGAGCATAGTGTACAGGTCCATCTGCTGTACCTCCTGTAGAGATAGCAGTACCACGGGATCTAATGTTTCCTAAGTATACACTAGTACCTCCACCATACTTTGACATCATGCCAATTTCACGACCTGCATTAAGAATGCTGTCTAGATTGTCATCTACATTACTACCATAACAACTAATTGGTAAACCTTTCTGCTTACCAAAGTTAATCCATACTGGAGTAGATAAACTATAGAAGCCACGGCTCATATAGTCTTCAAACTTTTGTGCAAAGCCAGGAACATTAAGATACTTCTCAGCTATCCTAGCTATGTCTTTAATCCTTTGCTCAGGAGACTCTGTAATATATCCTCTAGAAAGGAACTTGCGGCTTTCATCATTAAGCCAATAATAGTTAGAATAGGTCATCTTCTGTGATTGCTTTAGATTTTTTATTATAATCAATTTGTTTCTTGTAAAAGAAGTCACCTTCTTTAGTAGCTAAGATCTCTACATCAAACCAATGAGTCTGCTCTAATAGACTAGAGTCAATAGTAAAGACAGGGTTCATACCAATCTTTGCTAAAGAGTTATTAAATCTATTCATAATGAAAGCTTTAATGTTTTCTTTAGGAAGAAACTCAAGCTCACCTTTCTCAAAGATCCAATCTAGAATATCACACTCTGCAGCAAATGCTTTTTGACATGCTGAGTAGATAAGATCTTTGAACTCCTGGTCAAACCATTCTGGATTTTCTGCTTGAATAATATTAATTATCTCAGCACCAAAGTTACCATGGATATCCTCTTCTTTAGAAGTAGCTTCTACAACGTTTGAGATTCCCTTAAATAAGTTTTTCTCTTTGTTAAAAGACATCATGATTAAGAACTGGCTGAACAAACTAACATGCTCAATGAATAGAGAGAATAAAAGCACACTCTTAGTATACATCTTATTATCTCCACTACGGGTACCATCAAGATACTTTTTCAAGTATTGGATTCTACCTTCAATAGCCGGGATTTCAATTACTGTTCTGAACTCTTCTTCAAGACCCAGAATTCTAAGTAGTCTAGCATAAGCATCTTTGTGTCTAACTTCAGACTCAGCAAAGGTCATACCTACATCACCTATCTCAGTGATTGGCATTCTTTTATACAAGTCAGCCCAAAAGGTTTTAACATTAACTTCTATCTGAGCAATAGCTAACATTGTTCTTTTAATAACTTCTCTTTCCTCATCAGTCACTTTAACTCTAAAGTCATCAATGTCTGTAGTAAAGTTGTATTCTGTGTCAATCCAATAGGAGTGACGGATAGCATCTTTATATGCTAGTAACTGTGGATACTCATAAGGAAGAATGTTTACTCTGGCCTCAAAGATGTTTCTTTTCATTTTTCTATTAGTGTTTTATATTAAATCTTTATTCTCTTCTGTCTTATTAGCTTCTATTTCATTAAGTTTTAACTTAACTAGTCTTTCACAAACTTCTCTCCAGTTATGTGCTTCAACTTGTACCATAGGTACTCTTAAGTTATTGGCTTTAGCTTGAGAAAACTCTTCTGGGTTATCATCTAGATGCCATATAAACTTAGTACCGTCTAAGTACTTATACTTATACTCCATGCAAGTAAAGCGTACATGATATCTAGGTATACCTAATTTATCTACTACTGCCCATAGTTGTGCATTAGGATCTCCAGTAGTATTACTAGTAATCTTAGCCCAAAGCTCTTCAGAAAAAGCTTTAAAGTATTTATGCTGATGGTTAGAATCGTAACGAGTAGTTACCACCCATACTTCTACACCTAACTTTATAAGTGTTTTGGCATACTCCTGAACGTCTTCACGCTCTAGTGTGCCATCAAAATCAAAACTTACTTTCATATTTTATTCTGTTTGGTTTTCCATGTATTTTTTAAACTCTGATGCTACTTTAGGATTAGCTTCTTCTAAATAGTATAATGTAGTTTCATACCTACCGTTTTCTATCTCACGGATAAATACTTCATTAACAAGACTGTCTTTAACTGTAATGGTGCTGTCTAACTGTTTTTGTAATATTCCTATTTGCTTAACCTGTTCTTTCAGATCAAACAGTGTATAGAACAGTAGACCAATAGTTGCAATACTAAGTACAGCACCAATATACTTTTTCATTTTAAATAGTTTTTAATCCACAATACAGATCAATCATAGCCATTTCTCTTTCTGCTATCTTTTTGTAATAGCTTTTCTTTTTTAAATACTTAATTCCCCAATCTATCCATTCTTGTCTTTGAGCTTCAGTCATGGTCCATTGAGTATACCAGGCATCTTTTCTACCAATGATGTCATCATAGCTAACCTGATGGCCGGCTATGATGAACATTTGGTTAATGATATCTTTTGCTATATTCTCATTTCGAGTCATAGTATATCTGTCTTACTTTACTTCCTAACTCATTATCATTAGGTGTGTTAATAATTGTGGCTTCTGGTACAAGGATATGATTACGGTTAGTACCGTTAGTATAACAATTTGCACACAGCTGACCTAAACCTTCTACATACCCATTTCTCATGTCTACATGAGTGGATACATCATATGCAGTTTCTACACCGCAGGATACACAAACATCTTTCATAGTTGGTTTTATTTAGTAAAAAATTCTTTAATACGTTCTTTAAAAGTGAGGGTTACATTATGAAAATCTTTACCATTCCATCTTGTTACAGATCCTTTTCCTGACTTTTTAAATGTACAGATTCTACACACTCGTACCTTTCCTAATGCTATTTTTAACTGAAACTTTCTAGTGTCAGTCTTAAACATGAATAGGGGATACCAACATGCACAATCTGTACAGTGTTTTCCTATTTTCATAGGGTATTTTTTAAGGAGTGCCGGTTATATAATATACTTAAAATTATTGAACTTCTAGTACATTTCCAAAAGAAGTTAGACCAAGATCAAACCTTCCATCTCTGACACAAGCAGCGTTAGAAAATACAGTTCGTGTATGACCAAAAGTAGCTACTCCTTGGTTATATACTCCATCCATATTATGGATATGACCAAAGCACATAAGTTTAAGAGTAGTGCTTAAAGCAAGACAACGCTTAAGTAGTGCTTGATCACCACAGAACTCTAGTTGACCATATCTATCAAAGGATAGATCTCGTACTCCTTTAGGTGGACCATGTACTATAAGTACATCAGTATCATCTGGAACAGCCTGCCATACATCATGCATTTTATCACGAGCTTTCATAAAAGCCCACTGACCAAACGTTGGTGTAAGAGGAGATCCGTAGAACTTAACTCCTTTTATAACAGTCTCTGAATTCTCTAGGTATATAATACCACGGTCTTCAAAGTTTTTCTTAGTGATTCTATTCCTTTCTATAGAGGTGTCATGGTTACCCGCTACATATATTTTGTAGTTAACAGGTACACGCTCATACCAATTTAAGAAGTTAATTACTTCTTGTTCATTTCTAACTACATCGTAGTAGTTAGAGCAATCACCACTATGAACTACTACATCAATCCCTTCCCAAGTTGTATCTGGGAATTGATTGTGGTATCCATGGGTGTCTGAAATGTGTAGTATTTTCATATTAAAATATGTATCTGATGTTAGCTGGATTAAAAAACTCTGCATATAAAGCTGTAAACTCACCAACCATTTGTTTTTTAAGTTGCCACTGATATCTGATATTATCAGGAGCATATTGAGAGTCTTTAGACTCTTGTATGTCTGGACGCCATAATAGATCCCGTACCGGTTGTTCATTACGTTCATGTTGATGTACATTGTGTGTAAGGAATATACATTCACACTTAACATCTATGTTACTATCTTTAAGTTGCTGAAACAACTTACGGTACTCTTCTATCCAACCGTCCGTATATATAATAGGACTAAAGTTAATATGTACTTCCATATATTGTTGTAATATGGGAATACTAGATATACGATCAGCTATAGCATCTGTACCTGGTTCTAATATATCGGAATATATCTGAGGCATTAGACTTACACGTATACGATGCCTATCTTTATTTAGTACATACTTCCACATTGGTTGAAACATAGTAGGATATTTTGTAGCAAAGGTAGACTTAGCCATATGATGATTATTAAACCAGTAAAATACTTCTTGCCAATCATAATGTTTAGTCATTAGAGCTACATCTGTACTACAACCTATATCTATTGTGTAATATTTTTCATCACACTGATTAGGTGTCTTAGGCCAAGACTGTTTGCTTAGCCATCCGTCCATAGATTTTAGAATATCACCGGTATTTTCATTAACATATACTTTATCATGATTGTATCTGCCTACATAACAGTATGAGCTCATACAACCACCTAAGCACCCGTAGATGAAGTTCGGACTAACTGCGTCCGAACTTCTTCCGTTATCACGGGTAATTAGGGTTTTTGTTTTTTGATGAATAATTTTCATACTAATAAGTTGGTACTGCCATAGTCTCAAGATCATAAGACTTAAGTAATATATTCAGCTGAGTAGTTAATCCCTGCTTCTTTATATCATCCATATCTTCTATCTGTAGACTAAGTCTAAAGTAATGTTCCATTGCTACTGTAGCAACTTGGAATAAATCAGTCATATCTTGACCATCATACACACCATCTTGGTGACCATCTTTTTTAATTTTAGTTAAGAAGTCATCTACTGGTTTCTGAAGTTCTTGGTATAACTGATTGGTTAACAGCTTAATACGCTGTTTAAGTAAAGTTTTATCTGGAAGAATATTCTCTTCTAAAAAGTTAGTCATCATTCCACAAAAGGCATAATAGACAATAAGATTATACATCTTATGATTTCTTGGTAAAACCTTTCCCATTATATGATCTTGTGAAACTGTAATACTTGTTTAACTTTTTTAACTAAATCTTCAACAGAACCATCATTTATAATAGTATGGTCAAAGTTCCAGTTGTCTAAACTAACTTCAGATGGATGATTATTGATTGGTTTTACACCTGGACGTTCTACACGAATAATGATACCATTAGCTTGTTGAATAGCTTGTGCTTCATTAGGAAAACGTGTATCTGTAATAATCCACTTTGGGTATGTAGTTCTATCTGTGTCCATATCATACATACCTTCATAGTCAGACATAAGAGCATTAACCCATACATTCTCATGTAGGTTATCTCTAAGGCCATCTGTACCTAATTTCTGTAAGAAATCTCTTACTGTCATAGGTATATTCTTTTGTGTATAGTAAGAACCCTTTTCTGTATAACGTGGTGTGCTTTCTAATATATTCCACTCAGAACCTAAATTAGTTTTTTTAAACTCTTGGTCTTCAAACTTATGTTTAGGTATACCTGTAAGCATAGATGCTACTTCTTTAAGTTTACCTGCCCACTTCTTTATTTCCCAACCAGATTGTTCATCTAGCCACCACTCATGCATTGTTGGAAAGTCTATAACATCCTGTAAAGTAACAGTATCTTTAGTAGGACTAGCAACTAAATACTGTATAACTGTACCTACCAAATCTTTTCCACACCCAGAATAACCTGAAATTGCTATAATCATTGTTATGTTTTTTAATCGTTAAAATAAAAGTCTGGGTGTCTTTCTTCTTCCAGAGCTTTGATTAAGTTATTGTGTCCTTCTAAAGCTTCATCATAGGTACAGTATCTACGTTGATACTGATCATGTGGACCTTCAAAGATCATAGACTCAAACAGTACAGGATCAGAAAGTTTATCTGATGTACCAAAGTTTAAACCATGATCAAAGTGTAAGAACACTGTAGAGATTCTTTGATCACCAATAAATGTATTACCTACATGTTTAGTAGGACCATTTAAATCTCCTATCTTAGGATACTCACCATCAGGTAGAACTTCTACACTATGGTCTTCGTTTAGTTTATACCATTTCATATTAAATAAAGTTTACTCCAAAATCAGACATTACTTCTTCATACTGTTCAGTAACTTCTTCAGGTTCTAGTGTTACTGGTACAGATTGATTATTAACAAGATTACCAAACTCATTAACAAAGAAACTATGTATTCTTTGGTGATCAGATAGATAACTCATTGGGTGAGAGTCTTTAAGAGCTAGTGTAATATGATTATACATATCCCATGCACTATCTTGATTACCGCTATAAAAATGACTTGGTTTGTCAATCTCACGTTTTACTATACCCACTTGAGTAAGTGTCAAGATCTCATCTTCAGCAAATAGTCTGCCTAGAATACTACCTTTCTGTCTTGTAGTAAGAGTAATATCTTTAAGCATCTCTTTGTCTTTAATAAGATCATCGTAGTATGTAGAAGCATTAGCTATTTGCTCTTGCATAGAAGTAGTTAGATCAGATAGAGCTGATCCACTGTGTCTTCTTCTATAAGAACCTAAGTTTCCTGATACTACACCATTCATACAGATGAACACCTGTGCACCAATAGCACACTTAAAAGCCATAGTTTTATTATAACTGTTTGACCATACAAACATAAGTCCCATATCAGGATCATTTCCTGACTTTAGGTGATAAATCCCTTGTGCTACATCTCCAGAGATTGTAGTTTTATATAATTCATTTGTAATCATAAAACCGGCTGATGATAATCTAGCTCTAGCTTCATCTATAACTGTTCCGTGTGAGATAACTGTGTAAGACTTACCATGGTTAGGTAGTTTACATCCTCTTAAATAATCTTCAGACGCAAATATTGTTTTAACTGGCATAGTTGTGTTAATTAAAATAATGATAATTGTGTAAATGATAAACTCTTTTCTTTTTCTATCTGATGTATCTCTTTGTAGATCTGATCTAGATAGTAGCTTGTGTTAATACCATAAGACTCAAAAGGTCTTGTTTCGTTTATTTCGTTTAGAGTAGTTTGTAACCACTGTCCAGATTCTACCTGGATTAGTCTACCGTCTGTATGACACTTGACTAGTTTACCACCTCTATTAGAAACATAATACCTAACAATTTTCTGTAGTCTAGTTGTTACTAGCTCACCTTCTTTAAGATCTCTTAGCTCAAAGTACCATCCACCTTTAGACTTTATACCAGCACAGTAATCAAATATACTTTGATTGGTTGCTAGAAACTCTTCCGGCTTTATACCTTTTGTAAAATAAGCATAGATGGCTTTAGGGATAATTAAGAAGCTTTTATTCTTATGGAATACTGCTACTTTCTTTTTATCTAGATCTTCCCACTCAAATGCACCTTTGCATTTTACTTTACCAGACTTAGATACTGCAATGTAATTGTTTACATCTCTGATGATCATCTTAGAATACTCATCATGTTCTAGTTCTAGCATAGTTAGTTTGCACCACTGCTCACATACTTCGTGATACTTTTCTACATATTGTGTAGGAATCAAAGTCTCAAGACCATCTGTGTTTTGCATAAGAGGAATAGACTCTGGGATAGCTAAAGATAACATCTCATAAAGCATAGATAGTAATAGCTGTCCGTTGATAGTAATCTGCATAGTCATACGTGGATCATACAGGAAACTATTCTCATCACCTGTCAAACCATATGTAGAGTTCAAGATAATCTTGTACACATAGTTCTTAGGATCAGACTTAGGAATCTTCTTACGCTCTTCAAAGAACCACTCATACAGTTCACAGAATTCATCTTTAGGTAGATGACTAGGGTGAAATCCATTTCTAATAGCTAGATTAGGATAGAATGAAGTTACGTCAGAAGTCATAATAGTATAACCTGGCTTTGCTTCATAAACACCTGCATCTCTAGCCCCGTGAATACCACCAAGCCCATAGTCAGTTTTCATACCCTTGTGATTTACAGTGTACTTAAATCCGTTCTTAGTGGATATGATTACCTGTGTACGCAGATAGTCAAACATTCTTTGAAATGACTCAGTCTGAAAGCTAACATAAGGAAGTATACACTGGCCCAAATAGATTTCTCTATGGTGAGTTCTAAGTGTTTTAATATGTCCCTTATCCCAACCTAACTTCTGTGATAGAAAGTGTAAGAATAACTCTTTAGATATTCTTGGCTCTGATGCAGAATAGAGATCAATACCATATTCCTTAGTAAGAGTCTGTCTCAGGATAATCTGTTCCTTAGAATGATTAAGTACTTGCTTAGTACTAAGTACGTCATTAACACAATACTCAGTAATCATTTTAAGTTGCTCATCTGTTTCTACAGGAGCCGTGTGATGATGAGGCATCTCTTCTACATTCTGCCAGTCCATAGAGTATTGTATCCACTTAAGACTACTCATCTTAGCACGGTTATCCCAGTGATTCATCTTAAACAGATCTATCTGTCTAATCTTAATCTTAGCCGGAGAGTACTCAAGAAAGCTGTTTTGATCTTTAAGAGAGATAGTCTTCTGTGCAAAAGCATAGATATCTTTAATGACATCTTCCGTACTAAGTTTTAGTAACTGACGTTGCTTATCTAGAATATGCTGAGTAATCTGAGCATCAAAAGCTAAACCATTATAGCTGATATGCCATTGGTTCTTGTCTTTGCACTCATTTAGAAACTCTATGAATTGTGGTAGATCATTACGATCATTATATATTACAAAGGTTTTTCTGATGTTCTCATCTTTGTAATGTTGGAACACACCTATAAAACAATTAACCAGTGTTTCATAGTCCATCACCCAATGGGTAGGCTTTTTTTCTTCCATAATTCTTTATTCAGTTAAGCTGTTTCCCCCTTTTTGCCGCCAAAAAAAGGCAGAAGTTCTGCCTTAATTTGTAAAATGGACAAGATAAAAATTAAATACTAGTCAAGATATTAGATTGCTTTGGCTGCTCTACTTTCTTTTCTAAGTATTGAGTGTAGTCAAATGAGTCTGCATTTACAGCAAATATGTTTAAGAAGTCAATAATCTCTTGAGGATGCTCGATGTAGTATTCATAGAATGTTTCTAACATCTTTCTTTCTTCCTTGTAGTCTTTTCCATTGTTTCTTTTACCGATCTTCATGTACTGAACATCACCTTCATCAGATAACTTTGGTAACATATGAAATGACTCTTTCTTTTCTTTACCGATAATAGCTAACACTTTTGTGCTAACATCAAAGATGCACTCGTTGTACGGGCACTCTGGTGTAATTGGTAATAGCTTAAACGTCTTATCATTACCCCAGCTACTGGTAACTAACATCATTGAATTTTTCATGGTTTTTTATTATTTATACAAAATTAAGTACCTTTTTTTAATATTTCCAAATCTTCTACTGGAATTTTTAAGTTTTCTTTTTCCATATCACATGCATCACACAGCTCACCAGTATCTTCTAGTAGTTTGACATCAACATCTAAGAGTTTAGCATACGTGCTAAAGTATTTCTCAGGATATAAAAATGTCTCAATATACTTATACTCAGTAGACTTGTCACCATAGTAATTCTTGATTGCTCGTTTTAGTACATTAGATAGTTTAGAATACTTACCTAAGATAAAGTTGAACCAATCATTTTTGTATATATGGAAATCAAACACATAAAGCTTATACCCCTGTATAGAAATCATTTCTAAGAATAAAGGATTGCTTAAGAGCATCTGTTGCTCAAAAGCTTTAAAGCCTTCAGACTCATTATCAGGAAAACTGCAAACTAGTTTTACATCTTCTGGACTTACCAATCCTTCTACGGAAAGGTAAGTACCAGATGGTGTAAAGTTGCTAGTACGCTTTATACCCAAAGCAGGAAACAGAAATGATCTAGATTTCTGAAAATATTTTGTGTATAAGCTGTCTATCATTTTATAATTTGATTACAAAACTACGCTACCTACTGCAAAATCATGAGGTAAGTCGTACCTTTTATTAACATAATGCCAGTTAGCTGAAGCCAATACTTTATCCATTCTTGTTAACCAGCTTTGTAAAGTTGGTTCTGTTACATAAAACGGATATGTTTGGAAAGCTTTGTCAATAACTACAAAATGAAACTTAAGTTCGTATCCAGATTCTATAAGTTGTTGATACTTAATAGCTACCATAGTGCAGTAGATTACTGCTTGAAGCCAATAAGACCAAAACTCAATAGTTTCTTTAAAGTCTTTTAAGTCTTTGCTAGTAGTTTTAATATCATTTATAAAGATAATCTTTTTATCATGATCTATTACTAGATTGTCTATAATTCCTTTCAGTCCAAATGGTGCATTTTTGTATTCTACAGATAAAGCAAGTTCATTATAAACTTCTTTATTGTCAAAATCAGTTAAGTTACAACCAATTAAATCACAGATAGACTTGTTAGTCTTAATAAGATCTACTGCTCCTTTACAGAAATCATAAGTCTGTTGGTCAATAAGAATCTTATCACCCTTAGTCTTTAAGAAATCCCAATAGCTTATAGCTTCCGGAACAATAATCTTGTCTAAACGCTGCTGATCGGTCTTTAGACTTTGGTGATAGTTCATATCTATCATTACATCTAGCACTGCTTGATCAAACTCTTTAAGTTCTGTTCTAGCATCACCGTTCTTAGCAATCTCTACATGATGAGCAAATACTCTGTCTATAACTGCTTTAACTGAATCACCAGGAAGTTTAGCAGGACTAATGATAAACATATCATTAAACTTATTTTCTTCTAAAAGAAGTGCATGTACAATCTTACCTTGTACTAAATGAGCGTCAGTACGCTCTTCTTTCATACCTAGAACATATAGCTGATAAAACACAGCTGGGTTCCACATAAGTTTATTTAAACTACTATAGCTAAAATAGAATTTCTTCTCATAAAAGCTTTTCTCTAACATATCTGCAGATTCCTGCATGATCTCTTCTAATTCCATACTTAAATTTTTTAATACTAATTGTCTTGCCACTCACCAAGCTCTACAAGCTTAGCTCTAATGCGTCTCTGTGTAGTAGGATCTACTGACATAGCTTCTTCATACTCTAGAAACTTAACTAGTTCATCATACTTACCTTGTAAGTCTGCGTTACTGGTAGGACATACTGGTTTTTCTGGGTCCATATTATTATTTATCTAGTTGTTCTGATACCTCTTCTGGTAGGTAACCTAATAGGTTTTTCTTTGGTAAATGTTCTAACAGCTCATAGATAGCTGTCACATCATCCATCTCAAAGTCTTTTCTCATCTGTTCAATAACAGCTTCTACAATTGGATCTTCCATTTTACTTTTGTTTTTCAAGTTGTGTTTTTTCATTATGGCACACCTCGCAGAGCACCTGTAGATTGTCTTGTTCACAGAACAACCTATCTACAAATCCAGGAAGATCTGCTGCACAGTTTAAACTACCTGCACCAACTATATGGTCCACATTAATTTTCTTTTCAGGAAACCATTTTTTACAAGAGTTACACTGGTATTCAAACTTCTGTCTCTTCAACGGACCTTTGTATGGTCTACGAGATTCCATTTTACACTGTGTAATTGGTTTCCACCATCTTGATTTTTGACGTAACGTACTTCTAATGAAACTCCAAAATGCAGATTCAGTCATTGTACCTGCATTCCTAGTTTTAGGAGATGCAGTACGTCTAGTTGTTTTCTTCTTGATCATTTAATATTCTTTTATTAAGTATAGGTACTAAACGTACATATACCTCTTTAGGACCATAGTCCTTAATAGAATCAGATGGATCTTTACTCATTGGTAGAGCAGCATATTCTACTTCAGGATATAGTTCTTTATATCTTTCCATAGCTTTTATACCAGGCTCGTCAAAATCAAATAGTATAATCACTTTCTTATACTTCTTGATGTATTGATCCATAAGTTCTTTACGGATGATTGTATTCTCAGAGTCAGGTGCAATGATATCTAGAGTAGATATCTTTAGACTCTTTAAAGACATAACGTCTTTTAGTGAAGACGTAATAACTAAGTAAGGTGCATTTTTAATTTGTTCAATACCTTGGATATAGTCTTGAACTTTAATGAATTTCTTATCTAGTGTTTTAGGCTGATAGATTTTGTACAGAGTACCATCATTTTTAAAGTAACCGTATAAGTAGTTACCTGTAATGGTTAGCTCAATGGGGCCATCATCAGTATCTTTATGCATAGTATAACTGCTAAGTGGCCTTACGTTATACTCATCTAAAAGACGTGAGCCAATATTGAACTGTGTCCAAAAGTATTGGTCCTGAGTAGTCCAAGATCTGAAAACAAACTGACTAACTTTATACTTAGACGCTTGTTTAAATTTCTGTACATCGTACCCACCGTTATTGTGGAGTACAAAATCATTATAATTCTCTACTACAAGGTTACATGCTTTGTGATAAGATAGTCCTGTTATTTCTTTAACTAGATCTATGGCTGATCCACCGTTACCGGAAGAGAAATCTTTATACTTATACGTGTCTTTTGTAGGGTCGTAGTAAATGCACATACTAGGTGTGCGTTCTTTAGAATTAAAAAGACTTTTAATCTTTATATCATGCCCACTAAGCTTATCTCTAAGCTTACAGAAATGTTCAAATATCCATGATGCTGGGACATCCTTGATGTCATGCACCATATTCTTTATCTTAAACATGATGTAGATTTAAAATGAAGAAGGGGGAGCAATACCTCTCCCCCACTCTTCTGGGCAGCTAATTACATATCAAAATCACTGTTAACTGGCTCAAAGCTAGTTACCGGCTTATTTTGTAAAGCCTTGTAGTGATACTGGTTATTTTTGTCAAACTTATCAAGCTTAGCTTCTTCTGTAGAAACAAACTTGTACTTAGGTAAAGATAACTTAATGATAGTCTTACCATTGTATTCTTCTTCTGTACCCTTTAAGAACCAATATAGATTGTGTCCTTTCAAAATGTAGATTGCTTTCTCAACCCAGTCTTCAATACTAGATGCAGAAATATTATCTACTTGATCACGTAATCCAAGCTCTGATGCAATAACTGCTAGCTTAAACATGAGTTCATTCTTAGTTACATTACTGTCGTTGAACTGATCAGTCCAGATAGTTCCAGATACACGACTAGATTGTCCTGTAAACTTAGCTCCTTCTGGGTTATTCTTATCAATAGCCCAACCTTCAAAGCCCTCAGATGCTGGGCCTTCTAATACTAACTCTAAGGTTTTCTTGTCACCTTTGTTAGATGTTCTTACTTGCCCACTGTAAATGTGTGCATAAACTACTCCTGCTTGTAGAGATTTAGCTGTACCTCCACCTGTTTTTACTTCTTGTCCTTTTGTACTAAACATGTTGTGTTAAATTTAAACTTATGTGAATAAAAAAATTAAAATACTAGTTCTCGTAATCTATAATACTTTGTCTTACTAAAGCTAAGTCGTTAGCTATTTCAAACTCATCAAACATTCCTCTTGGGGCTTTACATGTATTCTCACCATTATTAGATGTTTCAAATACATATCTGATGACTCCGTCTTTGTCTTTCTTAACTTTACCAAACAAAACTATAGAAAATAATCCTTCTAAGGTAAGCTTTTCATCAACCATTTTACCAATAGTCTTAGCTTTAAATTTCTTTTTACCTTCCATATCTGTAGATTCTTCAGCATGGGTTAAGATAAAAACTAATAGATCATCTCTTAAATCTTTAGGCATACGTGCAATACGTGCTAGGTTGGCACCGATCTGGGTAAACTTCTCGTAACCCTTTTCGTCTACTCTTTCAAAGAACTCAAATGAGCTCATATACTGAAAGTCATCAATAACTAAGTTCTTGATTTCTTTACGTTTTTCTGAAACATACTTAACGCATGCTTCTATCTGTTGTGATGAGCTAGCAGAGTATAGATTACCTGTAGGGTTTTCTTTACTCCATAGTACATACTTCTTTCTCCAACCTTTAAATGGTAGAGCTTTATTAGCAACGTTAATAATAAACGTTTCTGCTGGATCTAGACTTTCAATAGATGTTGATTTACCAGAACCAGACTCTGCAATAATTAAAATACCTTGTGCCATGTGTTATTTTGTAGATTTGATTAATTCATTTAGCCATGTTTTAGAACTTACTGGCTTACCTGTTTGGATAGCATAGTAATCTCTAATAGTCATTTCACTATAAGGAGCGTCTTCCATTGTAGCAGGGGCTTTGTAAGCTTGCATTGGAGGCTTAGGTAAAGAAGATGGTAATAGTTCTTCTTCTTGTAGACCAAAGCTTGCTGTTTTCTTAATAGCTACTGATGTAGGATTGACGACCCTTAGCTCTTCTAGAGGAACTAGGTAAGAACCCTTTTCATTAAGCTCATACTCTTCTTCAAAAGCTGAACTAAATGGTACTCTGTAAACCTTACGTTCTGTATCTGCAGGACTTAGATCTCTAGTAATCAGCTCAAAGAAGAAACCTTTATCTTTTCTAAACTCTGAAGAAAAGATACCAACTACCATTCTACCATGCTTGTCATAGAACGGCATCTTCATGTTGAAATCTGTACGTGAGATACCTAAGTCATCAATAAGATCTTGATGAAAATCTCTGATGGTTTCAAGCTTAAGCTTCTTAAGTTCTTTCACATCTGTTACTTGTGGTGTGTTACTTGTCATACTGTGTGTTTTTGTTTATAATTCCTGGCCAACATCAGCCGAAGGTGCTTGTCTGTTATTTCTAGGTCCTCTAGGTGCCCATGTTTGAGGCTGTTGTTGTATCATTGGTGGAGGACCTGACTCAATCATACGTTGTCTTTTAAAGTCAGTCTGTAAGAAAATGATATTCTCATCTGTAGCACCATTACGTAGCTTTAACAAATGCAAGAATACGTTTTCTTTATCTGCTCTATAGTGTTCTGGTCCATAGTCTTCTATGTTCAGTGTAAACGGTCTACTAATAGCAAAGACTAAGTCTGAGCCTTGCATAAGAGCGTCACCACCAAATATATCTGATGAACTAGGATAATTAGCAATGGTACCTGGAGTTCTGCGTGATACATCTTCCATGGTACGGTTAAGCTGTGTTAGAATAATTACAATAACAGGCAGGTCACGCTTTACATCAATAAGCATATCTGCTATATTGTATAAAGTCTGTAACTTTTCTCTCTCATCTGCGGCTTTTTTAACAAGCCAGCTATGGTCAATAGTTACAATCATAGGTTTACCACCTAACTCATTGAAATAGTGATGAATAGCTTTCTTCATGTCTGCAGAAGTAAGAGGCTTTTTGATACGTATCCTTTGTATACCTAGCTTTTCTAATTCCTCTGCTTCTTTAAGATAGTTTTCCATTTGCTGATAAGCAAAGTCATCAAGCTGTTTCTTAGAAGATAACACTACGTTATAGTCCATAGCAACTTGAGCAGCATATTCTCTAGCTGCATAGGATTCATCACCCATCTCAAATTGAAACTCCAAGATAGAAAAGTCTTGGTCAGGATTAAGTCTTTTAGACTCTCTAAGGATATGACTAATGAACATAGTCTTACCTGCAGCGGGACGAGCACCTATTGTAACTAGACTGCCCCACTCTATACCACCAATGGTTGCATTATTAATAGCATCCCAAGGTGTTCTTAAGGACTTGATACGTCCTTTACGTCTATCATTAATGTATTTTAGACCTTTGCGTAATCCTTCAGCGTGCGTAATAGCACCAAAGGGTCTTTCTGTATTCTGATCCATAAGGAGTTGGTATTATAAACTAGGAAATGATTTACTTAGAACGTCTTTTACAATTGTATTAGCTTCACCATATGCTTGCAACGATCCTCTTAAGGAAGCTACATTTTCAGCTTTAGCTACAATAGTTTCTAGTAAATCATAGTTAATAATACGTAGATCAGGTCTTGAAGGATCTAGTGTAGGAAGAGAATCAAATATCTCTTTAATAACTTCTGGATTGTGGGGTTTGTTACTCATGTTGGGTTGTTTTATGTAGTTCAAATATAGGATAAGTTCTGTAAAAAACAAAATTTTTCTTAGACTTTATCAGCAAACCAGTCTGCATTTTGCTGTTTATAATCATCTAATGCAGGTTTTAAAATGTCTGGGTTATCTAATAGAAACTGACAGTGGTCTGCAAGCTCTGACTTAGTAGTCTTACTTACGTTATCTGTCTTTTGTATAAAATAACTACTGTTCATCATAAACTGATAACCTTTCTTTTCTTTCTCAAAGATGTAGTAGTCAGTTGCCAGATGAACTAATGTCCAGTTAAACTGTGGGTAAGTCTTAAAGAATACAATAAACTTCTTTTTCAGTTCTTCTACTGATTGTCTAGCCATGGAACCTGATGGTAATGACTTAGCAGGGAAGAGTTCTCTATAGTAAGATATCTTTTCTAGAAACTTATCTCCTAGTACTTCTGTGGCTACCTTCTTTTTAGCTTTGATGAGGAAGGTTTCAAACTCATCTAGAATGATTAATGCTTTTTGTGTCAACTGACCCTGATCGTTAATATATCCCTTAGCTCTGCAAATGTTAGCTTCTGCTTCTGGATTAATAATTCCAGTAGGCTTTATTCTACTTCTGCAGCAATCAAGAAAGTAAATCTGGTTCGGGCTAGTGTTGTACTTGATTAGTGTAGTCCATAATTGGTGGCTCATGTTGTTCTTTGATATATTTGAGGATGGTGAAATACTTTAAACGAAATGGTTCATTAGTTTCTACTAAGTCTCTAAATGTGTTTACATTATGAATGACTGTAGTATGGTCTCTATTTCCTAAAAATTGACCAATGGTAGTTAAACTATACTTCATAGTTCTAGCTAAATGACAGAATATAGAACGTAATTCTACAATATCTCTCTGCCTTAGTCTAGATTCTAAAGGTATAGCACCGTTATACTTAAATGGTAAGAAAGGTTCAAAGACCTTCTTTAAAGATTCTAAACTCATTATAGGAATATACGTATCTGATTGCACATTAGATCTACTAATTACAATTGGATAGTATCCTAGTTTCTCATAAAAATGGTCTTTAAACTCTGTAATCAGCTTTTTTTCAAGCTTTTCTGCATAATTAGTTCCTTCCATAAGTTCTTCTGGTTTAATTCACAAATCTAGGTTAATTCCTGAATATTTTGTATATTATAATGTAGGGATTATAGAATTTCTACACTTTAAATGTTTATATATAAATAATTTATACCCATGGCAAACACTTTTTATGCCCAAAAAGATGCTCTAGGATACCCAGTACCGGGTACTTTGATGAGTGTTGAAACTCCTTCTGCAGTTCCAGCTAATACTTTAGTTATTCCTGCAGCTGATACATTAACAAGTCCTGCTAATATTCGTAAGAATGGGATGAGATACTTTGTACGTAAAGATAAGAAAGGAAATATTATTCCTAACTCATTGATTACTAGTATAAAGAAGCCATCTGGATTAGTTTATGAGTTTCAACCTGTACGATAATGACTAGAGATAATCCATCTATAGCTACTCTTAAGGTGTGGATATTCCCATCCTTAGTATCACTTATTAGTTTACTTATTTGGAATGATGTAAACGAGATTAAAGCTGATGTTAAGTTACTAATGGCTCAGTCTAATATAGATAAAACCCGTATTGATAACTTAGAAAGACAGATTTATAAGTCTAACGCTTTGGCCTTTCCTGGTGTACCAGTTAAAGATCAAGAGCCAAAACCAAATGAATATGCGGTTTTGGTAGATAACAGAACAAAATTTATAAGATGACATTTAAAGAATGGGTCATAGACTTATTTAAGGATGAACGTAAGTCCATCTCAATTAAACCCGTGATAGCTTTCATGGGTGCTCTTTTCTTATGTATTACCCTTACGGCTAACTCATTTAGCCATGGTGACATTAAACCTTCAGATGCTTTAGTAGAAGGAGTTATGTATATGACCATTGCAGCTATGCTTGGTGATACAGGAGATAAGTTCTCATTTAAAAAGAAAACCGATGAATAAAGTATATCTCTTTATTATAGGCGTACTAGTAGTCTTTGTTCTTTTACAGAACAAGGGTTGTGTAGGAGGAGGTAGTCATTCTACTTCAGATACACTAATAGTACATGATACTACGTGGTCAGTTCACGATAGTTTAATTTATTCTAAACCTTTACCGGCTAAGACTATTCATGATAGTTTATTTATTGCAGGTAAAACTGAGTATCTAGCAGATACTAATTATGCTGCTCTAAAGATACAGTTTGATAATCTAGTTAAGATGTACACTGCTTTAGCAATATATGTAGACAGTGTAAAACTAGATACTCTTGGTTACGTCTCTGTTACAGATTCTGTAAGAGAAAATAAAATTATAGGTAGAGCGTGGAAGTATAACTACAAGGTACCATTTGTTACTAAGACAGTAACAATTACTAACCAGGCTCCGTCTAAAACTCAGTTGTATGTAGGTGGTGGCGTTAATACTACACAAACATTAGGGCTACATTCTGCAGAAGCAGGACTCATCCTAAAGACCAAAGGTGATAAGATCTACGGACTTAAAGCCGGATCAGATATTAACGGAAATATTTCTTATGGCTTCCAGACATACTGGAAGATTGGTAAAAAAAATAAATAGTATGAAGAAGATTATTGAATTAGTTAAGAAGTTCTTATTTGGTAGCACTGTACAGAAAGTTGTAGCAGCTGCAGAAATCAAAAAAGAAGTTAAGAAAGTAGCTAAAACTGCTACTAAGAAGAAGAAGTAAAACATTAACATATATGAACTTAGAAAAACTCAAAGGACACGTTCCGGATACTGTGATTGCACAAATTCCTAACGTAATGCAAAACTTTGGTGTTAATACACCATTACGATTAGCTCACTTTTTAGCTCAGTGTGGTCATGAGTCTGGCGGATTTAGATTAACTCAAGAAAACCTTAACTATTCAGCTAAGGGTCTTATGGGTATTTTTAAGAAATACTTTCCTACACAAGCTTTAGCTGATGCTTATGCTCGTAAACCAGAAAAGATTGCTAACCGTGTATACGGAAATCGTATGGGTAACGGGGCTGAAGCTACAGGAGAGGGGTTCAAGTTCCGTGGAAGAGGTTATATCCAGCTCACAGGTAAAAGCAATTATGCTGCATTTGATTTAGCTGTAGAAGATGATATCCTAGCTAATCCAGATTTAGTATCTACTAAACATGCATTAGCGTCTGCTGCTTGGTTCTGGAAAAAGAATGGTCTTAATCTTATTGCTGATACTGGATCTAGTGCTGAGGTAGTAACTAAAATCACTAAACGTGTTAATGGTGGTACTATCGGTTTGCCAGATCGTATTAAGCACTTTAAAGAGTATCACGCATTACTTGCATAAAACTAAAACACTATGGCTAAACCTAAAGTAGGTGAATCTAAAAAGATCACTTTTGGTAAAAGAAAAACAGGACGTTTACGTAAAAGCAACGGACCTAAAGACAAACATGTTAAAAAATACAGAGGGCAGGGAAAATAAAACTAAGCTCTCACTAAATATTATACTATGAGAGCATATGTAATCACCTATAGTCAAAAAGTTATTGATCTTATAGGTAAGATCTTTTTGGGTTTAGCATTTACATGGATCATTTGTGCATTCTTGTTTCAAGGATACATGGTCTATTTGCATTTTGCTGGTAAAGAAGAGACTACAAGAAAGATAACTAACTGGTTTACTTGGACTTTTGATGGTAATTTTAAAAACCATCCAGGTAATATCTGGTATGAGGAATCTAAGAAGATAGATATATCTGCTGTAACGAATAAAGTGGTAGTAGGTAGTCTTGCTGGTAACCGTAATCTAGAGTTTGGCGTCAAGAATATTCTAGAAGAAGTAATTCAAGAAAAAGAGTATGAGTTAGACAAGTCAGCTAATCTAAAGCTTTCTGTAGAAATCATATATCTAGATGTGTTAAAGACACAATCTAGTTTTTCTGTATTACATAATAACAAAGAATCAGTAGTAATACGCTTACGTGGTCAGCTATATAAAGATGGTAAGCTTGAAAAGAAAATCATTGTAGAGGAATCTGCAGATGAGGTCTCTATGTCAGCTATTCTTGTAGACGAAGGGGGTAAATTTAACCAGCAAAACTTAAGTTCAGCTTTAAAAAAAGCATCTAACTCATTAGTAAACAAACTGTTATAATGAAAAAAGTATTATTTTTTATTACAATTTTGTTGGTATCTGCTGTACAATTACTTGGCCAGCAAAAGTTTAAAGCTGCTACATCTATTGGTGGAGCTTCTCTTAATAGAGGAGATACCTTTGATTATATCATTTATGGTAATGGTATGAACAATGCTACTACTCGTCAGTTGTTATTTGACGTACAATATGATAAAGACAACTTTGAAATTGTATCTGTAAATCATACTGGTACTGGTGGTAATGGTGGTATTCTTCCTCAAAACTCTACTATTAACTTATCTTGGTATAACTATCCAGGATATAACTTTGTAACAGTAAGCTCAGGGTCTAGTGCTAATAATACAAGTAATGGTACTACTAACTACCAGTGGGCTCAGTACAACTATAGTGCATCAAATCCTTATGCTATTTTAAGAACAACACTTACTTGGTCTACTAATTCAGCTATGCCTTATAGTGGCTATAGTGATTTTATAAAGATTAAGTTTAGACTTAAAGCCGCATCTACTGCTTATACATTTAACCCAATTAAGTTAAACTTTGTTGCTGGTTGGAATGCATCAGGTACTTATGATAATACAATCATGGAAGCACCATTATCTACTGCAGTTACAATGAACCAAAACTTTGGTAAATACGTAAGTGCTAAAGTAGATTTAAATTCTAATCTGTACAACCTTTCTGCTCTTAAAGTATCATTTAGAGATACTCTTACTAATACAGGAATATTATTCCCTGTTACATCTACAGGAGAAGTTGACATCAATCAAGCTTCTTTAGCAGATAATAAAGTATATGAAGTTTCAGTGATGCATGATATGGATCAGTTATATAACATCTATAATAACGCCATCACCATATCTGATTTTACTACAGCTCAAGGTGAATTTACATCAATGGGTCTTGATGGATCTAATGGACAAAGTATTAAAACTGGACAGTCATTATATGCTGCAGACATTAACCGTAATAAAAAAATAGATGGCGGTGATTTACCTCAATTACTTGCACAAGTTGCAGGTATAGATACGTTAATGACGCTTCCTAATGGTTATGTATCAGGAACTGCAGGTTACATGAGTTTACCAACATGGAAAGCTTCTGATGCTACAACACTTGCCGGTCAAGTAGAATGGGCATATGTTACACCAGGATCAAGTTCTAGTACTCTTCGTATAGATATGAGAGAGTTCCCTAGCGGTACAGTAGCAAGCACTATTAAAAGTGTACAGCTATTTGATATTTATACAGGACCTATAGAATATGTTTCTGAAGATGGAACTTGGGCTCAATACACTGTACCGTCTACACTTGCTAAAGTAAAAGATGGCACTTCTGTATATGTGTCTTCTATACGTAACATTAACAATCAGAATGTAGATTATTCTTTAAGAGCTGAATTTGAGTTTAATACTTCAGTTAATGCATCTTGGAGCTCTATCACTGCAGCTAACTGGAAAAACATTACATACCCTAAGACGTATTTTAAAACACTTACTCCTGGTACTAATGCTATTTTAGATCTTAAGTATTTATTATGGGGTGATGTAAATAGATCACATTCTTCTCAAGTAGTTACAAGTACTGGAGGTACATCTATAGTACAGACTAATGCCGTTAATAGTTTAGCCACAAACTCTGCATTTAGATTAATGGCTATGCAGTTACAGTCTACTGGAACTTCTATGAATCTAACTACTGATGTTAGTTCTATAGATGTAAATCTAAATAATTTAACTGTTACGTCTAACACAATTGAAATACCTGTAAGTATAGACTCTAAAGGTGCAAGTGTTAGCGGTCTTCAGTTTGAATTTACTTTTGATCCTACTAAAATTAAGTTTGAAGAACTCTTAGCTAATGTACCAAACACTTGGTATATATTTGCTAGCTCTAAAGATGGACGTGTAAAGTTTGGAGGTTTAGATAAGAATAACTCTGAAGTTATAAAAGGAACATCTACACCATTTAAACTTAAGTTTAGCACAATAGGTGAAGGTGTAAATATTGTTACATCTGTAAAAGTATCACCTCTTA